ACCTCGTCAGCAGTGATCTCGTCAACCGTCTCGGTGTCAAAATCAAGCGTTTCAACAGTCTGATCGTCGCCGAGGTCAGCGCTTCCGGTCAGCGCGTTTCGGTCGAGATTGAGCGGCGATACATTCAGGCTCGTCGGAGCGGCGCTGATCGCAGACTGACTGCCGCTTCCTCCGAACAATGCCCAGCTTTCTACGCCGAGCCTTTCGAGCTTGCCGCTGTCAAAAAGGCAGGTCGAACCGGGTGCGGCAGAACCGCGCCTTCCGTCGGACAGCAGAGGCAGCAGTTCAATATCGGCATCATCACTCGCTCCGTATTCGTTGATCGAGGTTCGTCCTCCATCATAAGTTTTGCCGCGCTTTATCAAATATAACGAACGATAATCGGGAATGTCCGCTTCACTCGCCCGTTCGATACCCATTCTGTCACGCATTGCTTAACCTCCCATGATCTTATTTACCTCCGCCTGAACCGCCGCGTAATCATACCCGGCAGCCGTCAGGCGGTTTTTTCGTTCCGTACCGTTGCCCCATTTGCCTGCGATGACTTCACGGGCAAGCTCGGCGACGGTTTTCTTCTTGCTCGACGGCGAATACACAAGCTTGCCGTTCATGTCATAAACGCTGTAGCCTGCGTGCGTGTCTGCCTGCTTTTTCGCGTTTGCAAGGACGGCGTACGCACCGATCTGTGTTGTCGCGTCGTTTGCCGACTTGCGCACTCGATAGATCGGCGTGTTGACCTTCGGCTTTTCAGTAGCTGTCGTGTTTGCCGTCACCGTCGTCGACGTGCCGGCAATAGCCGCCTTGAACTTTTTCCATGTTGTCTCGCCGAACTTCGGGATCCAGCCTACCGCGCCCGGGCAATCCTTCCTGCACACGTCGTAATGCCTGATGACATTCCCTGCTGGGATACTGTATTTCTGCATGAGATACTTTGTCAACTGCACGGCATTGTTATACGTCGCGTCAGAAATATACCATTTGCCGCCTGACAGATAACAGGACATCTCGATTGAGATACTGTTGGCATTATTGCACTTACCCCAGAACGGCGCCGTGCCGCCGGAATAATCAACGCCTACCGCCCAGCTATAGCGCCTGTCAAGCTGTGTGTTGTACTGCCAGATCTCGCTGCCGTCAACGAAGAAATCGGCGCTTGCGTTCGTTGCCGCAGGATTCTTGCCGAAATAATCGACCTCGTTTTTCGCGCTCGCACCGTTCGTCGCGGTGTAATGCAGGACGATGTACTTCGGCTGCGCTCTGCCGCCCGATGTATTTCGCTCGATGCTGTAATTGTGCGTTTTGATGTTTATAGCCATTTTAAACCTCCTTATGGTGTATACTTTACGGCGAAAGCATAAGTCACATAAAAATAATCCGTCTGATTAAGAATACGTTCGCCCCGCGTCGTTGTTTTTCGTGCAAGGACTTCATAGACGTTCGGGAAAACATCGTTGCTCCAAATTGACGCAAACGGCACGAGCTGCTCGTTTACGAGCGTCGAATTGCAGCGATTATTTATTACAGCCATTGCCTGTATGGTCGCACTCGTAGAAAACATTCCATCGGTGAACGCGTAAAGATTCGTGCCTGACTGAGCCGCCACGCCGTAGCTCGTCGAACCGTCCGTCATGCTCGTGGTCTGCGAGATTGCAAACGACCAGAGATTATTATTATCCTCCCAACAGCAAAGGATCGCCGTGTCGGTCGTAATAATGTGATGCCATGCACAGCTTTTGGTTATCGCCTGGCTGAGGTTCAGCGTTTTGTGATGATGTACAAGCTGTGTGGTCGAGTTTGTCGGCAGCGAGATATACACTTCGTCCGATACCCATATTTCCGCGACGTTCGACGGCGTGGTCGTGTCGTAGATCACAGTCATATCGCTCCACTTCGCCGTTAATATCGGCGCAAGGTCGTTGAGCAGGTCCTGCGCGTTGCTCGTTGTCCGCACGCTCCTGCTGTCAAAAATACTTATGCTCATTAGTCCGTTACCTCCTCGCTTGTTCCCTGATACGCGCTTGTCATGCCGACCGACATTCCCACCGTCGTGCCGTAGGTCAATGACGCCGCGGCTGTGGCAGGCTTTTTGTATATGTCGAAGCTTACTTTATCGCCTATAGCGAAAGAAATCTTAGTCTCGTCAAAATATACGATCACGTCGTTGCCGCCCGATCCGTTTCGCGAAATGCCGTTAAGAGTAGCAAACTCATTCGGTTTAACGATAATATAATTGTCGCGCGGAATAAACTCCGTGTCATTTCGCCATATCATCAAACCGTCCTTATCCGGGTCGAAAATGTCACCAGAAATAGGTTTGAACGGAGTATCGCTCAAAAGAATATGCTGACCGCTTTCGGGCTGAAAGCAAACGACCGTTAATGAAGTTTTCGCATACTCGCCGTGCATTGTCGCGGGATAGTTTTTGATGTAGTCCGCGATCGTTTTCTTGCCGTTGTTCTTATAGATCTTGAACCTGTAGCTGTCTCGTTCCGACGCGGGCGTATCGAGCGTGCCGAACGTTATACGGACATAGTCATCTTCTTCGGTCACACCATAATCCAAGCCTTTACCGAGCAGAATATCATATTCGTCGCTGTCGGTCGTTTTCAGCCAGATCAACAGCCCGTCCTCGCTCGGGTCATACTGAGTCTTTGGTATATTGTAGCTAAGCAGCGAATGAGTGTAATTGGTCGGGTTATCGTCGTCGGCGTCAACGTCAATGGTGATCTGTTTTGGAAACATTCCCTCAAGCATGAACACCATATTATCTTCCGTAGTTTCTATAGAGTCGGACAATGACCTCAAAGCCTCATAAATGGCTTGACGCATATCTTTACCGTAGATCGCCGACCTGATCGTTTGAAGGTTGTTCGTGAATGTCGCCATTATTTTCTTCCTTTCGCTTCTGTAAAGATGAAACGCTGAACTCGTCAAGCTCTATCTTACGAATGTCTGCGAGTATTTCGCAAAGAACGCCGTCCATCAGATAAGGCGGTATTCCGTTTCGGTTCATTATTTCATTGATCGCGGCACGGGATTCGATCCTCGCGTTTTGTATCAGACGATCGAGCCGCATACCCGTCATTTTTCTTTTTTCCATCGAAATATTCTCCTTATCAGTAACTTACTATCATGCCGTTTACCACTCTAAGTGTACCTTCGGTCCAGCCGAAGCCGCCGCCGGAATTGTTGTGTATCTCTTTGACGTAGGGTATAGAAGCATTTTCCACAGTAAACAGACCCATACCGTTGCTGTCTCCAAGAGGTGTGCCGCTCGGATAATTAGATTTTCCCGTTCGGACAGCCACTCGCCCGGCATTAATAGCAAAGTAGTCGGTCCTCATTCGTATACCGTAAAGCGGTGCGTTTCCGTTCGCGCCGTCAATACCTTCGGCCGCTACATCAATAAATCCATACTGAGTGTAGTTGCTTGAGTCAAACATTTCGTCAACATAATCGTTGCCTATATTGCCCGTATACTTTCCGCCGGTTATCTGACCGTCCGTGTTTATCTTCATGTAGTATTTGCTCGGTGAAACGGAAACCATGCCCGTGTTGTTCATGAGTATCGTTGGTTTGCCCTCGCCGTTCTTGAGGACATACAAACCGTCATTGTTGTCTATTCCGCCGAGAACAAGCGTGCCGCCCCTGATGTGGTCGGCAGTCATTTGACCCGTCGTTATGCGGTCGGCGTTTATTGCTCCGTCTCTGGTCAATGCCAAGCCGTATGTTCCGTTGTAGCCGGTGGAGGAATATCCGAGACCGTTGATGTTCCAGCGCCATATACGAGACGCTTCCGTATAATCCGGCTCGCTTGAAATGAGTATCTCCTGCGTATGACCATCTTCGGTCAAAATGGTTATATACCCGTTTGTGGCGTTGTGGATAAGCTGCGATGCATTATCCCTTGCCTGCTGAAGAATGGAAGAAGGCGGCTCGATGCTGTTTATTCTGTTTATTATAGACTGATTAGCGCTGACGCTGCTCTGTGTGAACGTCTTTTTGACCTCTGTGCCGAGATCAAACGCTGTCTCTTCAGGTCTATCGAGAGGTATCGTCAGTTTTGAAACGGGAAATAAACGGTTCAGCCCATGCGGAGGAGATGTGACTCTTACTTCGTCGAGCAAATTAATTGCGTCGCAGTCCACATCAACATAATGGAGATCGAGAGCGCTGACCTGCAGCGTCATTTTTTCATACTGAACCTCGTTGAGGTACTCTCTCGCCTTTCTCAGAAGATTTGAAGGCACCTCAACATCATCAAAGTGTACGACTTTTTCTATCCAGCCGTAAGCTTCTACCGCTGTTGATGATGTGACGTATATGCTGCCGTTATTTACGCTTGATACGTTCACATACGCCGTCAAAGCTTCGATCGGGCTTTCGTCGAGAGCCGCGCCTAACGGTACGATAACGGTAGCAAAATCCGACATATCGTAAGAGCGGGCAAAATCGAGCAGGTTTTCTCCGAAACGTATCACCTGAGTGCTCGTATTCGGGTAGTCTGCGAGGTAGTCGATGTAACGAACGCCGTTTTCCTTCCTTATTCGGAGATGCCCCCCGAGCCGTTCCACGAGCTTTTCGTTCACGCATTCGAGGGTGCTTTCATAGTTTGTATAACGATACAGCGAATCGTTTGAATCATTTACGGTAACGATCCCTACTGTAAATTGTTTGTCCTGCCCCACCTTTGAATTGTGGACGGCAATAAGTCTTTCGAGAAAACCTCTGACTGTTATATCGTGGTACTCCGTAGGCGGCTGAGTCGAGTCGTTGAGATATGCGAGCTCGCCTTCACAGACAATGCGTCGGCGTCTCAGAAAATCTTCGTCCTCGTCCATAACGCGCCCCGACCATAACTCTTCATCGTCTTTTTTTACAACGATCTCGGAAGTCATTTTTTTCACGGAAGTATAACCGGGGTTGCCCGTCGGTATCGTAAATGTTAGCGAACCGGCGAGATTATCCTCAAGCGTCAGTACGGGATCTATAAGCACCAAGCTTTTATCGTTGCAAATATCCGAGAATATGCACATTCCGTCTGAATATACGCTGTACATCTATAAACCTCCGCTCCTAAAGTCTATCGAAACTGTTCCATGTCCGTAAAGTCTCAGCATTATTCCGTTGCTGCCCGATAAATTTGAGAACACTATCCTATCATCAGATTGATGACCATTGTGTAAATATAACTCCACGCGCTGACCAAGCTCGTCGTTTGTAAACAACACGCGTATCTCCTCCGACGCGTTGTCGAGTTCCGTGTGGAACACGGGACTTACGGGCATTCGTCCGATCAGCCACTTTGTCGACAGGTTCATGAATAACGCGCCGTTGACGCGGCGGTCTACAAAGAATGTTTCCTGAATAACGCCTATATCGAAATTAAACGGATCCCAAAGCCAGTCCTCGATAGATGAGGTCACTCTGAGCTTATATGGTTTGAGAATATAACCGAGCGTAAGGAAAGACCAATGCTTATCCGACTTCCACGATTTAACGAAAAAACGACCGACATAATAGTGATATAGGTCGTCCTCAAGCGTTGCCTCGACCTGACGACCATTGAGAAAGCTCACTATCTGGAAATACAGATCGCTCCAGCTCATACTGTGTCCGTTGTCAACGAGAAACTCGATAGTACCCTCGCGATTTTTGTAGACGGGGTACTTCTTTACAGCTTCGCATAAGTCTATGGTGTTGCTCGACCCGGGCACATCTAAATATCTTTCTTTAGGCTCGGGCGAAGAAAACACAGGACGCGACGTTGGTATGAGATGCCAATCGTCCCATGTATTTTTGGAAATGCCCAGTCTTGTAAAAGTTATAGAATGGTACATGATCAAACTGCTCCTTGGTAACTATTCTCTCCGGGGTCGTCTTCGTTCCCTGTTTCGACCTGAAAGCGCTCGGGTTTAAGCTTGTAATCGAACGTCAGATACGACCAATGCTTGTCGGAACGCCATTCCTTTATGCTAACGCGTCCTTCATACCACACATTTGGTTCGTCTTCGAGAAACATTCTGCAATACTGACCGTGGAGAATATCATGTATTTCCGAGTTTAACTCAAACCACGGCTTAAAACCGTTTTCGACCATAAACTCGATAGACCCCTCACGAAACGAGTAGTTGACTGCGTTAGCCGCCGTTGAATTAAGCTCTTCGGTAAGGTCAAGCTCGCCGTCGGCTATGGGCAGATCGACATATTCGGTTCTCACGCCCGGCGGAGATATGACCGGGCGTGAAGTTGGTATGAGATGCCAGTCGTTCCAAGTATTAACGGACACTTGCCGGCTTGCAGGGCGTACGGGGTGCCAGCTTCCGCCGACAACAAATGTTACGGAATGATACATCAGACACCACGTCCTTTCAAAGCCATTCTTCGTCCGAACTCGTCGTCAAGAGGACCTGCGATATGACCGACAAGCGCTCTGCCGTCGATATAGACTTTCATTTTCGCCATGCTTTCGCTTAGGCGCGCTACTTCTCCCTTGAGCTCATTCACGCTTTCTACGACCTTTGCCGAGGAATTGTCTCTCTGCGCCATACTCATGGCGGCGGCAAGCGATTCCGCGGCGTGATTTGAAAAGCCGCCGACGGTACCGCCGACCGCGAGAGTACGGCGTCCAAGCATAGAATTGATCGCCGCGGCGCCGCTTTCCACCTCGGTCATATCCACTACAGGACGGATAGACGGTGTAATGTCAATGCCGTTTTCAAGAATGCTCGACGCCTTGAGCAGCGTATCGCGCATGGTATTTGTCGCTGACGAAGCGACAAGCCTTGCCGCGTCCTTAACGACCTGAATTTTGTTTTTGAGTCCTCTTACAAAACCGTCGCCGCCTAATCCCGCGATATCCTCCGTTTCCTTCGACGGAGAGTGCTCGTTGAGCGTTACCTTCATCGAGTTGAGGGCTACTCTTGCGAGACTTGCCGCGGCGTTATACACCTCAGCGCGGCTGTCATTGAACAGACCCTGCGCAAAGCCCGAGCCTGCGTCAGCGCCCGCAGAACGGAAATCAGTATTGTTTGATCTGACCCCCTCGACACTTTTCCCGGACAGCTTATCACCCGAAGTGTTCGCGTCGTTTCTTTTGCTGTCGAGACCAAGAATATAATTGAATCCGTTCCCTTCGCCGGAGTCGCTGAACGCTCGGTCTGCGTCAACAAGAGTATCGGTCGCCGAATCGGTAAGAAGCCCCGAAACGTCGATAATGCTGCTTTCGTTGCCGAGCAATCCCGACACATAAGTATCTCCCGACGTAAAGCCGAGATCCGAGAAGTCCATATCTAAGCCATCGTAAGCCGCGTCTCCGATCTGCGATGCTGAGTTAAAAGCAAGTCCGTCGGTACTTCCGAGACCGCCTGAGAACTTCTCACCCAGTTTAGAGCCGAGATCACTAAAGTTGGGGAACATCGACGAAAGACCAAGCTCTGCCTTTTCACCCATCTCGTCTGTCGCATTTTGAATGTTGTCCGCGGCGTCGTCAAAGGAATCGGGCGCGATAAAGGATCGTATGGCTTCTTTTGCGGTTTCGAGACCGTCATAAATGCTATTGCCGATGATCGGAATATTGCGTGCCAACTGCTGTATCGCAGTTATCGTGAACTCGACGAGCGAGCTGACCAGATTTCTCATAGCGATCATGAGTGGTTCGGCATTTTCGCGTATCGCGTTCGCCATGCCGTTGATCAATCTGATTATCAGCACTATCCCGGCGTTTACGATCGACGGGATTATAAGACCGATACCCTCGATGAGTTTTACCAGCAGCGAATTTGTTACGATGATGACATCGCCGATGTGGCTTTCTATTCCTCGAAGCAGAGCCAAGATCAGCATTACTCCGCCGGCTACTATCCGGGGAAGATTTGTCACGATCAGTCTAACGATGCCGACGATTATCTTACTTCCGACTGAAAGTATTTTCGGTACGAGCTCTTCGATGCCTACAAGCAGCGCCATGCCGACGGCTACGACTGATTCGACGAGTGCGACTAAAGCTGTACCTAAACCATAAATAAAAACAGTAAGCCCAAGCGTTGCCGTTGACAATAGTGAAATGCCTATGCTCAAAGCGGCTATGCCGACTCCTATCCCCGTAAAAGCAAGACCGAGCGCGACAAGTGCGCCTGCAAATCCGAGAATAGCCGGTATTACAGGAGAAAGCAATGCTGCCGCCCCCGCAAGAACACCTATCATTGCGGCCATGACGAACAGACCTTTACCAATACCCGCAAGATCCATTTGCCCAAAGGCAAGGAATGTGGGAGCAAGCAAAGCAAACGCTCCCGCCATAATGAGCACAGCCGAAGAAAGCACCACCATAGAAGCGGCAAATCCGAGTATTTGACCCGCGAAATTGCCAAGTAAAGCGGCTATTCCTCCAAAAGCAAGTAACGCTCCGCTTATAACAAGAAGTCCCTTTGCGAGCTCCTCAAGCTCCATCTTTCCTAAAACAATAAGAATCGGAGCCAGTATTGCCAGCGCCCCGGCCATTACTACCATACCTGCTGCCGCCGCCAATATTCCTTCTGAAAAATTTGCTATTATTAGACCAACTGCTGTCATAATAATAAGACAATCCGCCAAAATAAGAAAACTTGTAAAAACATTTTCAACGTTGCTCATCAACTTTAATGCCGCCGCCAATGACACGATCGCGCCTGAAAGAATAACCATGCTTGTTGCAAATAATATTAAAGCAACCCCTGCTTCCTTCGGTAGGAAATTCGCGACAAGCGCTACCGCTGAAAGAACGGATATAATTGTCAAAACACCTTCAAATAGGTTATCTATTCCGCTCAGAATCTTTAAAGCGCCTGACATTACTATCATCGCCCCGGAAAGAACGACTATTCCCGCGGCGGCTTGAATAACCCCCGCACCCGCTTTTTGTGATAAAGCGGCCGCTACAACAGATATTGTCAAAAGGAGTCCAAATACTGCCGATAGCCCGCTTGCAAGCTGTGACGGTTCAAGACTTCCGATTTTCATCACAGCAACAGAAAGGATATCAACGGCTCCGGCAATGATCAAGGCCGATGCCGCAACCGCAAGTAAATTCTTTGATGGGTCAATTCCCGTGAACTTATTTGTTATCGACATGGCATTTACCATGAACGACATTGCTCCAAACAGTTCGATGAACATACTCGTCATTGCGCCCATAGCGCTCGTAAGACGTTTCTCATCTATCATTGACAACGCAACGAGCGAGCCGGTAAGGATCGCGATAGCCTGTGCTATCTTCACATAAGTATTTGCCTTGATCTCGTTTGACCACGCGAAAAGAGCGCCTCTCGTACCGCTTAAAACACCGTTAATGCTGCTGAGCGTATCCCAGTTGAACAAGCCGGATATAACGCCCCTCAGCCTTATAAGCGCATTGATAAAGACCACAAACATACCGATATTGAGGATCTTCCCCATGCGCTCAAAGTCGATCTTATCGAACGCGTCTCCGATATTCGAGAAGAAATCTCCGAGATCGGGCGAAATTTTGCCCGAAATATCAGAAAGCTTATCGAGTACGTTTACTATCGTATCTATCGACTTGGCCTTGTTGCCGGATTCGTCCTTTGAAAGCCACTCGATAAAGCCCGTAAACGAGGTTTTCACCTTTTCAACGACGTCGGGCACCCACGAAAGCTTATCCTTCATGCTGTCAAAGCGATCGAATACGTCCTGCATCGTGGGCATTTTGAGTTCCTTGCCCGTTTTTTCTTTGTATATCTCGGCGAACTCTATAACTTTTTCTTTTGCCGTTTCAAATCCCGTTTTGATAAGCTCGGTCAGCTTTTGTATAGCATTGTAAAAAGTGTCGTTTTCTTTGAGGTTTTCATCGAGTGCAACAAGCCAGTCGCCTAAGCCGCCTGTTGCCGTAACGATACCTTCGCCGAGACCAAAAAGCGCGTTTGTAGTCGGGAACAGCGTTCTGAATACAGCCGAGAATAGCTGTGCCGCAATGTCAACTATCGCAAATAAGCCCTTGAAGGTCCGCTTAAGCTTATCGGCTGTCTCGTCGCTGATGATCAGCTTTTTAGTAAACTCCGAGATCCCTCTTGCAAAGGCGAGAACGTTTTTCAGAGATACAGACGGGAACATCTCGACGATAGCATTCTTTATCGGAGCTGCCGCCTTGGCGACAGCCGTGCCGATATTCAGAACAGTTTCTGCCGCACGAGCCAAGATCTTTCCGAACACCATAGCTTTGCTGACCTGTTCCTCAGAAAGACCTTTTGTAAAGAAATCGGAGATTCCTCTGCCGGCAGTCTTGAGATAACCGCCTAAAGGCTGAAACAGCGTTTTTACACTATCGCGTAACGTTTTTACCTGAGGTGATAAACGTTCAAGTGAAATGCGGATATAATTGAATATTTCGTTCAGGTTTTCAAAGAACGATCTGTTGTCCTTCGCGGTTTTTGCGACCTTGGCGGTCTTCTCGCCGATGGAAGAGAGCTTATCAAGCGTACTGTCACTTATCTTTGAGCTCATGTCATTAACAAAAGCAGCCAGCGGAGAAAGACATTCGAGCAATCCCGAAACCGCCGTCTCGCCAAGCTTGACCACGCCAAACACGCCGCCGAAGGTATCCTTTAATTTTTTGGCTTTATCGTCTGTGATTTTGAATTTTTCGGAAACGTCGCTGAGTTTCTTTGAAAACTTGTTCATCGAGTCGAACGCCGACCCGGAGAAAGTCTCCTTAAACGCGCCCCGTACCGATTTCCACACCGTTTCGGCAGGCTTAATTATGTTCTTTATCGTATTGACAGCATTCTTAATAATGTCTATAAACACGTTTGTCGATTCTGCCGCTGACGAAGTTCCCCCTACTAAGGCGTTTACTTTTGACTGAACGTCTTCGTAGGATTCTCCTAACGCTTCAAGCTGCTTACGCCGTTCTTCGCCATTGCCGAACTCCCCTTTCAAAACTCTCTCCGCAAGAGTCTCTATCTGTTCGATATTTGTTACTTTGACCTTGCCGAAATTATTGAGGGCGTCGACAATTGAGGTGGACGCTTTTTTCATTCCCTTCTCGGTAAGCGTAACAAATGGGTCAAGAGCTTTGTTTACAGCATTTATAACGGGAATCAATCCATTAAGTACATCTTTCAGGTTCTCGTATGCGGGTGTTGCAAACTTTGCGCCTATTCTCGCAAGAGCCGCTCTTGTGTTTGACAGAGCGCCCGTAAAGGTCTTATTAGCGTCCTTTGCGTGTGCGCCGTACGCATCGTCCATCGCTTTAGCAAATGTGGCAAAGTCGATCTGGCCCTTCGATACCATATCGCGGATCTCGGCTTCCGTTTTACCGAGTGCTTCACCGAGGGTCGCCGCAGCATTGATACCTTTCATGGAAAGCTGCGTAAGCTGCATACCCATAAGCCTTCCCTGACCGGCTACCGTTGTAAATATATGACCGATCTCTTCATACGACGAGCTCGTCATCGCCGCAACGCCTGAAACACCTCTCAGTGCGGTTTTCATCGAATCACCGAGCTGTACGTTTGACGCCACGAGCTGAGACGCCACCGTAGCTGCCGCGTCAAGACCATACGCCGTATCCTGAACGCCGTAGCTTATATCTTTCTCGATGTCGTCCCATGCGACCTTCAGACCCTCAAGCTGGAATTTGGCGTGTTCGATGTTCTGCGCTCTGTTTTTACCGCCCTCGACGATCGGGTTTATAACGAGACCGCCGAGCCTTGATGCGAGGTTCATCGCGGAAGTGGTAAGATTTGAAAGAACGGTCGCTCCGATAACGCCTAACGCCGAAAATCTGTCGGAAATAGCGTCAACGCCGGACGCAATACCGCTGATGTTTATGCTGTTCTCTATATTTGAAAAACCTCTTGCGAGACCCTTTGCCGCCCCGTCGAAATTCAGAGCGCTTTTCAGGCGTTCCAGCGTATTGAGCGTCGTTTTAGCGCCGTTCTCAAACTGAGCGTTGTTGAATTTCATCTCGACGACGCGATTGTCGATCGTCGTACTCAAGCCTTAGTCACTTCCTTCCATGCGGAATCCGCAATATTCTGAAATATCGGTCTAAGCGCGGGATTGATGTAGTCGACACCCTGAACATACCCGCCGCTGCCCGTGGCGTGCCCGTATTGCAGCAGTACCGCTACGGACACGCCGTTTTGTATGTTTGAATTAGTCCATGTAATAGTCGAGAAATCCTTGCCTCTTTTTATTTCGTAATGCCATGAAGCGGCTGTGAGCCCGGTGTCCTTCGGGGTCGCGCGTGACAGCGCGTCAACGCCCATCTCGCCGTACCTCTCGAGACCTGCCCGCAGGTCGTGATGAAGAATATTGTCTAAAAGCGCTTCGACGTGCTTAAATCCGCCCGAATGCTTTACGGAGATCATCTAACAGCCCCCTCATTTTGAATTTTTATCCTTTTGTGTTGAACCTTTTACGACGCGCCCGATTCATTTCTCTATACTGGCTCGCAGTCTGCCGCCTGCTCATTTTCTTGCGCGGCGACTTTTTCAAGCTGCACGTCTTTATAAGAGTCAGCAATCTGTTCAAATGCCATTTTTGGCATTCAAACGGAATGTTCAGCTCCGTCATCCAATAGTAAATGACCTCAGCCGTAACGATCTCGCGGCTCGGAGGAGAGTTGTCCTTTGGAAACGTAGACGCGGTCATGGGCTCGTCCAGATACCGCTCGACCTCTTCGATGACCGATGAGGGAATATTATTGTAGACAAGCGGGTCTACATTCTGGGTGAGCGTCATGCATCTGATGTAGTCCGCCGTTTCCTCGTACGTCGTGTTTCTTCTGCTGAGAAAGGGCTTGTGCCACTTAGCTTCCCACTTTGCGACGGAGACCAAAGAATGCTCTAAGGTCAGCGCCTGCTCCTTGGTGTAATAGAACAAATTGTTGACGTCGTCGTATTGTTCGCTTTTCGGAATAACGACCTTGAGCATCTTCGTCCTCCGAGATCAGATCAGGCTTTTGCAGGTGCTGCGGCTGTATCGGGCTTAGCGTCGCTGGGGAGAATAGCGGAAATAAAAGCGTTAGCCGCATCGCCCGTTTCGTCACCGAGGAGCTCCATATAAAGTACGTCGTACGCTCCCGTCTGTGAAAATTCGAGCGAGATCTCTTTACTCTTGATGAATCGTTTGCCGTCGGGCGACTTTATGCCATACGACTTGAGGATAAGCTCCTTGAAGATAGCCGCGATCTTCGGCACGTCTTTTGTTGATGTGATATCATGGATCATGCGCTCAAGTCCGCCGGTCGTCGAAAGATTCATCTCGTTGATCTCGGCTCGCGAGAGGTTGAAGTAATGATCCTCCTCCCTCTCGACGCCGTTAAAGTCCGTATACTTTATCGTTTTCTTAAGCATTTTGAAAATCTCCTTTCGTTTCTAAAACAGGTTGTCTATCAAGTTGTTTTCATGAGTTCCTTGATCTCATTGGGCAACGGAAGTCTCGGATCTGTGCCGCCCGTTCCGCCCGTACCGTCTGTGCCATAAACGATCGCTTCGAGAGCGGCGAGCTTTGTCGGGTCCGCCGTAGTTGAGTTGATAGTGACGATAGAGGTCGGCTCGCAGCCTTCCACCTCGACCGGGATCGTTTCGATATCCCATGAGAACGTTATAGCATCGGGATTCTCATTCATCGTTTCATAAGCCTTCTCCACGGGTGCGGCAGTCGCGCCGTAAACAAAGTGGAGCTTGTAGCCGTGTGCGTAATCATCGGTGTCGTTGCCAATAGTGGTGCGGTAGCATAAGCCGAACGCCTTGCGTTTCTGCTGACCGATAATGACGCCGGGCGCAATCTCCTTCTCGCCGCAGCATTCGCCAAATTCATCGGGATAGGTGAAAGCTTCGGCTGTAGACTTAAACTCTTCCTTTGTTCTCGGTGCCGCGTACTTGATGTCGTCGGCGTACATCGGGTTTGCCTCGGCGCCGTCGGGCTTCTCTGTAATATTCGTCATACCGTTCCAAGCAACGCCCTTGGCATAGGTGCCGTTTGAGTTCTGCGGGAAAAGGACCGTCTTTTTGACGCCAAGCTCGTAAAGCCTTTCACCCACAGCGTCCCATATAAGTTTAGCCATAGTAATGTTCCTCCTTAGTAATGCAATGTTAAAACATCGTGATGTAGGTTTTCTGATTCAAAGGTGCGGTCGTGTCGACAAAAAGGAAAATGCTTCAACAAATTTTCAGCGATCTCGCTGTCGGGGTCTTTATCCACGACAGTTACCGCATACTCATTCGTCAAGGCATAGATCTTATTGTCCGCATACCGCGCTTTTATCTTGTTTTTCTTGTAAATAATACAAGGGTATTTCAATTTTATCGACTCCGGCGGCTGATAATATACATTCCCTGAGCCGAGAACGGAGACGAGTTCTCTGTGCAGCTTAATCCTGCTTGCCATTGTAAACATCTCCTATAGTCAGCAGCAGACGAGGGTATCTCACCTCGACGCTTGTAATTTTCCATTTAGCCCCCATAAATTCGACATACTTCATGCTGTGGAAATTCTCATAAGCATACGGGTCGGCTATGATGCTCAGCTCGTTCGACACGTTGATGTTGTCGTTTATCTTATCAGCTGTCTGTAGTCTTCTCGTGTTTCGGAGTATGTCGCCGAAATATGATCTTTCGGTGACGATCTCGTCCCACACGCCGGGCTGTGTCTCCGATTCCTCCGTATGCACATAGCCTATAGTCCCGTAAAACTTATCCATTTTGAAATTCTCCCTGTATTATTCTGTGACGTCTTCCTCGATTGCGATCGCGGAATATGCTCTCGTGAGCGCACCGGAAAGTCTCGTCTCGATGAGGAACTTCTGCTTGTTGAAGTCGATGTCGAACTGGTCGAAGCGTGTGATCTCGCCTCCCTTTGTCGAACCTACAACATAGTCGTCGAGATCAACAAAGATACCGTGGAGCAGCTTTGTTCTTTCTACGCCGTTTACGACTACCTTTCTCGTTCTGCCGGCAAACTGCTGAGCCGTCTGAATAGACTTGACATTGAGCGCCTTTGCGAGGTCGGCAACATCTGTATAGATGCGTCTGCCGTTAAGGTCGCGAGCGAGAAGCATCGTATTAAGGCTGTGATCATCGCAGTAGTATGTCAGCTTACCGCTGCCTCTGTACTGTTCTCTCGCATAGAGCGCTGTCTTTATCATAGCCTCGGCGTAGATGTATTCCTCACCGAAGTTTGCGGTCGTGTTCGTGCCCTGCAGCTCGGCACGCATACTATCCATATCAAGGTCAACGTGGATAGTGTAAATATCGTCGTCAGTCCAGATTGGGCGAATGTTCTCCTCGGGTATCTTATCATTGTCGCCGTCTTCTTTGCCGTCGCCGAGCATGATCGCCGTTGCTACCGCCTCATAGAGCAGCTGTCTCATGAGACCGTACTCATACTCAACAACGTCGAAGTCTGTAATATCAACGATGTCGTCGCGGTGCATATCGTCCTTTACATAAACGGTGTGCGGATCGGTCGTTCTCCTGAGCAGCTTAGGATTGCCCATGTTGACCTTCTGGTCGCCCTTCTTATGACCGCGGGCGCGAAGGTGGCGGGTGCCGTCCTTGTCGCGTGCGTCCATCTGCTTTGTTCTGATGCGACTGATCGGGGACTTCTTCACACCGTTCATAACAGCGGTTACCCAGCCCTGATCTCTGGTGATAAGCTCGGGAGCACCCGGTGTGAGATCCTTATACTCCGGGAAAAGGTAGTTGAGATCGTCGGCGTCAAAGCCGTGCATAAGACCGCCCTGCTGCTCTGCATAGATGGCGATGGCGTCCTGAAGGGAGCCTACGCTGTTCGACTTCGCAAGGCTGATGATCGCCTCTTCGTCGGAGTGGCTGAGATAGCCGCCCTGCTGACTTGCCTGATCGCCGTAATCCTCAAATACGTTGTGCTTCATGTTTTCGTCTTCCTCCTCGTTGTCTTTACCGCCGCCATTCGCATTTTCGAGCGCCTGACCGATAACTGCGTATACGACGGTTTTCTGTTTTTCTGTTAATGTGTTGAATACGTCGGCGACGGTTTCTTCGTCGGGATTCTTCTTCTCTTTCTCGTCCACTTCGTCTTTCTCCTTTTCTTTTGGTTCTTCATCGTCCGATGAGTGGGCGATGTAAAGATTCTCGCCCGTATAGATGATAGCCTCGTCTTCGTCGTAGTCCGGGTCGTCGCTGTGTTCGAGATTGAGCGAGTCGATGTACGCTCCCGGATTTGCGCCGCCGAGTACGAGGCTTACCTCTCGAATAACTCCGTGAAGGACGTTTGCGCCCTGCTGCCTGAGCTTGTTTGCGTAGATAGACAGCGCCGTTATGTCGCCGTTTTCGACGAGAGCCTTTGCGTGACGCCCCTTTTCGGTGTCGTTAAACACGCCGTATGTTCTTACGCCGTCCTCATGATTCTCAAGAACGGCATGACCGAGAACGTTTTCGGGGTCATTGTGCTGATGATTCCATACTATAGGCACGACCCGTCCGTCATCGTCTTTAAACGCGTCCTTCATGATGACTCGACCGTCGGAGCACCGGAGATTGTTTCTCGTAGCCCAGCCGGCAAAGTCGTATTTCTTCTTCATTTTGAAATTTATCCTCCTTCTTCTTCGAGCAGAGAAACAGGCTGCTCTTCGCTCGCTTTATTAATATTCTTATTCCTCAGCTCGTCTGCTTTCGGGTCGTTTGCCGGCTTCATACCGATAGCCTGTCTTATCTCGTTGCTCGACGCAATCTCGTTTCGAGTGAACTTGTCGGCGATTTCTGCAATCTGAGATACGGGAACAAGCTTGAACGGGTCACGGAAGCATTGGATAGACTGCCCCTGAGTTCTTGCCGTCTTTGTTAGGAACTTACGCTTGAACTCGGACACTATAGCAAGCACTATCACATCTACGATACGAGTATAGTAATTCAGCATCGTTTTCTCGTCCGCCGTTCCGTCCAGAATGCTCTGAGTCATACCTAACTGGCTGAAAAGCATACTCGTCAGGTATTCGATCTGAGACATCAGGTTGTTTTCAATCGGACGATTAAGCTGCGTGATATGCTCGGTGGCGTCGGTATAAGCTATTCCGTACTTCGTTCCCGTCAGCTGTTTCTCGATGTCCGAGCGGCGATTTTCAGCCTGCTCGCGGCGTTTCGGGGTTTTGATCGAGTACGGCAGCTGAATGATAAGGTCGAGCTTTCCGCTTGAATTCTGCTCGTCGAGAACGTCAAGCAGATTCATCTTGCGGATAAGCCGCTGCATAGTCGAGTTTTTCTCGTTCATCACAGCGTAGAACGGATTAGGAATAATGGCAGCAATTTTCTTTGGAATGATGAGGTCTTTCTTTCGTCCATCGCGATCGTCGTAGAGATTCACCTTTATATGCTGAGGATACCACTCGACAATTTTTGCGGTTCGCATAGACAGAATGTCGAACGTGCCGGGATTCTTAGGCTCAATATCTGTGTCTACCGGAACGACCGCGACAACGCCCTCGTCAAGCATCGACAAGACTATGTCCTGTACAAAATCATGCGCCGCCTGATCTATATTCGCTTCAAGCGTCAGACAGTTGTTCAGACCGCTGTCCATCTCTTCGAGAAAACGTTTATTATCGTCGAGACGGACGTGAAAAATATCGACCGCCGCGACATCAAGCGCGATACGATTGTAGATAGAATTGACTATCGACTTCTCGTTGCCACGTGACAGTCTCGGGCGGTCTGGACGGTAAGAATACGACGCGCCCAAGTCTTTTCTGTGCTCCGTCGGATCCTTATTAAGAAAAGCGTTCCAGGCGTGCTGCAGCCTGGAACCGATAGAAATGTTCATTTTGAAATTATCACCTGCTTGCTTTGGGCATAAAAAAGCACCGCAAGTCTTATGACCTGTGGTGTCAGTCAAATGCCTCCCTGTTTATCTTATAGGCTATGTACGCGTCCATAGTCGCCGCTACGGGGTCAATCTTCTGGTCCGAACGCTTTTTCAGCAGCTTTCTGTTTCCGTTGGTGTCCTCAATGGTGATACAGTTGCCCATCGCGAAGGTCATGATCTCTTCGTCATGCAGCAGCGCTTTTTCCTCGGCAAGCTTTTTAAGCTCACCAAGCGGCACGGATTCTGTTTTCGCTCCCTGAATGACCTTTTCGATACCGAAAGGTCCGTTCTCTGTTTCCCAGCGTTCGACGAAGCCCTTCGCGTTGTACGGGTCAAAGCCAAAGCTGCGGACGTCGTAATCACAGTTTGCAATATACTCGTCGAGATCGTCGTAGACGTCCATCATGTCGAGAACCGTTCCTTCAAGAACGATGAGACTGCCTTCAGCCATAAAACGATCGTAAGCAGACCTTGCCGCTCCGGGAAGCTTCATCAGCGTATACGAAGAAATATAGCTCCTCGTTTTTACACCAAACGTACCGTTCGGCAACGGAAACAGGAACGCGAATGAACAGAAGTCGTCTCCTCGCGAAAGGTCTGCGCCCATAGAACAGGACATCCCCCAGTAATCGCGTTTCTCCGACGGAAGAGTGTCTTCGTAGGTGAAGTAGTAGGTAAAACCCTCCATAGGGATCCCGAAGCGCTTTGCGAGAATATCGTTGCGCGCGGAAGGGTTATGCTCGGCTCGCTCAACATCGAGCTGATACGTTTCATACGAAACAGTCTTTCCGAGATTAGGATTTGCCTTGAGCCAAGTCTCCGGCTTTGCGACCTCATCGATCGAATCAAGCTTATACCACCAAATAGAAACGTGAGGGTTGATGTACTCGCCCTTGAGTATCTTCATCAGCTCCATTTTGATGGTATCGCCGCTGCCGTTTCTTACGGTGCCCTCGGAGCTTGTCGCGATTATCAGCCAATCATCCACCTTTGACGCGCCCTGTTCAAGAGCGCCCACAACGTCTTCGCGTATGTCGCATGAGAGCCACTCGTCGACGGTGGAATACTTATTCTGCAAGCCCTGAAGACTTTCTATTCTCATAGGGCGAACCTCAAGGAGGGAGTTTGTCAGGAAATTCTCTATGCCTTTTTTTGTTGAGGTAAGCTTGAGTCGATTCACCTTTGAACCTGTTGTGTTTTGCAGAGAGCCTTCGGTCATGAACTGGAACAGCGGTCCTCTTGACCGAGCGATCGCTGTTCTGAAGGGCGCAAGTATCTCCTCCGCCTGCTTCATTGTCGGCGCTGTCGTGACCTGATGAGTGGTCGATGTATCGACGGTCAGACCATACGCCTGATGGCATTCGCCGTAAACGGTTTTCGCGGCACCTCTTGCTACGATGAGATACTGCTTGTTGATAAGACGTTTCTTGATACGCTTATTGACGTATCTGCCGCCGTGTCCGTCTGGATTCGGAACATACTCGGACCGTTCCTCGAAGTAGTACCAGCCGTACACCTGCTCCCCCCAGAGCTTGAAGGAATCAAGCAGCTTCAGGTCTGAGCCGTCGGTACGCGTCAGCTCGTTTTCGCAGAACCGTATCCAGCCCTCGACAGGGTCGGGGTCGTAGTAAATGCCGCGATTTGCGATAAGAGCGTCGACGCGGTTCATTTCCATTTCGACCTCGCGGCACACGGGTATCTCGCCGCGCATCACCGCGGCTCGGAACTCTCCGTAATACTTCGGAGTCGCGGTGTTTGAGAGTGGCATTTTATGTGGGTTCTCCTTTTAGTCTAAGCCGTATTTTTTAGCGACTTGTTTCACGTTCTCGTTAGCATTATATGCGCCGTGTAGTGTTGTGACTGCAACCGCCCCAAGACCTGCGCCAAGAACAGTTGCTACCTTGGCTTTTCCACGAACCGGTAATTTACTTGCAGCAAACATAGATACGGGTGCCAGCATTACTGACGATATTACAGCGTTTCCAATCAGCTGATCCTTCATATAGTTTTCACGAAGAACCATAGCGTCGGAATACTTTTTTTCGATTCTTTTGATTTTCGAGCGCTCTCTGTTTTCGATCTCGTGATACTTAGCATCGTCGATAGCATAATCACCGTAATCGTCCGGATCAGCGTTCGGGTGGCTTTTTCTCCATTGCTGTTCGTGCTTATAGGTATCCGTTTCCTTGTATTCGCGATCTGCTTCAGCGCGGATTTTCTTTGACAGTTCGTCTCTATCATAACGTTTTCTTCCCGCGGAAGTCAACGTACCGTCCTTGTTCTGATAACGGCGCACTCCCCATTTCATGCCGAGGATTCCGTAGTGCTTTAGTTCTTTGCTTCGCAAATTATCATCTCCTTATTTAAAAAAAAGAGGAAGTCCTCACCTTGAAGACTTCCTCTCGTTTCTTTGATATGACCAATAAGCTTTTAATAAGCGTCTCGACTCGTCGAGCTCTTTATACTGCTCATCGGTTATGTCTATCGGTCGGTCGTTGCAGCATGACGCACGGAAATAGTCATAAGCTCTATCCTCATCTGCGGAATCTATAGGAAGCTGACCGCTTCCATAAGTTGAGATAGTTCCGTTTGACGCGTTTACAGAGACACATAACACAGAAAGGTCGTTGACAACAAATTGCTTTCCCTGTGATATTCTAAAATAAAAAGTGTCTTCAAACTCCCACGCAGTTTGTATTAGGTACCCCGGAAATTTTTTTCGGATTCTATCTAACGTCTCTTCAAATGTCATAACTATTTTCCTTCCTTAACCATGTATTTATAAGCAAAAGAATCGTCCTTTACCGTAGCCTTGGAAAAATCAAACACCTCTACCGGCCACCATTGACCGAGATAGCCGGTGGGAATCGCGCTTATACTTGTATAAACGTTCCCGACCTGCGGGTCGATCACGGACCATTCTCCCCGCTTATCTTTTTCATAGCACATAACGTGCCCGCCGCCGTTAAATCTGTTTACTACATAAAGTATACCAGTAGATTCAGAGGGAACCGAATCCATTATAGGCTTAACACCTTTTATTTTCCAAGGGGCGGACGCAAGCTTCGGGTCGGTATTTAGTTTTGTTCGTTTTATGCCATCAAATATAGCATCGTAAACGTCAACCGACCTTCCGTTTGCGTTGACCAAACCGCTCAACTCGTCAACTCCGTTGTATGGTTTTGCGGTTGTTTTTCTGTCAAACAAGGAATTAAGAATGTACGAAGTGGTACAATGGACGCAGTTCGTGCGACGACCCACGCCACCCTTTATCATGCCTTCGCCATTTATCGACTTGACCATCTTTTTGTCGATTGATCAAATGATCTGCCAACATTGGGTGTACTCGTCCCGCCCGCTATACCTCTCTTATGATTATACAGTATGAACTTGTTTTGTGTCAACGATTTTTGCCACCCGGCTTTCTTTTCTCTCGCGGAGTGATCGGACGCGCCGAGCGGATAAGGCGGACCGTTTTGAACGCCCCATTTTTGACCTTTGATACCGTGATGATACATTTCTCTGTTCATTTTGAAATTTCTCATAGTCCCAGAGCCTTTCTCCCAACAAGCACGAGCTTTGAAAATTTTTGTTCGCTCGTCTTTGTTCGGTAAATGTCCTTCGGAACTACCTGATCCATGTCAAAAACTATTACCGGTGATTTCGCTTTGAATCCGCCATAAATGGCGTCGTTCGTATCAAGTACCGCTCCGTAGCCCGCTTCTTTGCAGGCGTTGAAGAACTTCGTTCTCTGCTTATATGCATCATTTCCCTTACGAGCGTTGCCGTTACCATCGTATGGTATAACGTAGTTGAATAATCGGTAAACCTTCTGAAGCTCATCGGAAGTGGGAGTGTGGTTATCATCGCTCATCTTTTTCAGAACTGCCCGTGCTTCTCTATAGCCTCGGAATTTATACTTGTCTTTAACAAAGTAATCCTGCATTCGTGATTCATCGGTGACGAAATTGTAGAAATCTCTGTCCTTTTTGTACAGATGTCTGAATACCTCCGCACCCGAATCCTCACTTGCAACCTTGATGTCGGAACGAATCGAATTGTCAATGCGATACTTCATGTAATAGCCGGTACCAATGCTGTTGCCCTTTTCGTCATACAATGTCTGGGGAACCTTCTTGTTAAAAAGGGCGTTATACTGGTGTTTGTCAAGCTTGTCGTGAGTGGCATAGAACATATCGGTGTTCTTTGTACGGTCTTTATTGTAGGAAAGCGTGCTGAGCGTCGTTTTGTCTGCTCTGAGAACCTCGTCGAAGTGTTTCTTGTTGTAAATACTGTTGCGCTGCCGCCTTTTCTTGAAGATGGCTTTCCGCTCCGACTGGGTGTAATCTCCGCCTCCAAGAGGATATGGCGGACCGTTCCGCTTACCCCACTTCTGTCCGAGAATGCCGTGGTGATAAAACTCCGAACGCATTAAGTGCCACCGCCCCTTATTGTGTGGATAGCCACGGCTATACTCGCTACGGACGCGCCTATAACTATCACATCTCCGGCTGTTGCGAGAATATCGGCGGCGTATTCTCTGCCTTTTCCGACGCTCTCGGTAGACAAGTTCTTATACTGTTTTTCCATGTTCAAGCGGTTTATTGCTTTCTGAAGGTCTGCATCCGACATTTTTGACAAGTCGATCTTTGCCGCGGCTTTTTCCTTCGCATGGTTCTTCGATCTGCCGACAATGTTTGAGGCGCTGCGGGCGGCATTACTGGCAGCGTTTAGACCCAAATTAACGTTACGGTAATCTTTCGCGACCTGATTATGCACTCTGTCAGGATTAGGGGAATCTCCCAGCCGTCTTCTTCCGAGCGAGGTCAAGGATCCGTCTTCATTCTGGTAACGCCGAACGCCCCATTTCATTCCGAGTACGCCGTAGTGCCGCAGTTCTCGTTTGTTGTCCATTTTGAATTATTCCTCCTTTTTCTCCCCCGGGTCGACCTCAACGCTTATGCGAAACTCAAGCTCCGAGATCGTTCTGTCAATAGCTTCTCTGACGACCGAGCTTTGCGGCGGATCGAAAAGCAGTCTGACCTTCAGCGCAACAAACGACTTCACAAAACCGAGTCTCGGGTCGTCGCTCATAAAGTCGCTCCATGTCGCCGTTTCGTCTTCGATAGAAAACCCTTTTTCGTCGCCGACGCCAAGCTGCGTGAGAATTGCCAGCACGGTGTTTATGTGCATGATTATGTCGGGGTCAAAGTGTTTGTACTCTTCGGTTATGCCGAGGAGCTTTTTTGTTGATGTAAGTATGCTGTCCATTGTTCCTCCTCTCAATGCTTCCACGGGCAAGTATCGCCGGGTCTGCGCCGTACAGGCTCAGACACAAGCAGACTCTCATCTGAGTAATGTATAGCGTTGTGCGTGTCGTGCGTCGTGGAGATGAGATACTCCGGGTCAAGCAGAATGTCGGAGCAATGTATTATGTCATGCGCGAGTATCGGGCTCATGTGATGTATGATGATGCGCCCATATATCTCGCAGCCCTCGACGCCAAGGTCACAGCCGTTGTCTCGCAGTATCACAATATCGCGGACGCGTTTCCACTCGGCAGACTTGTAAAACTGCTGATTCAGATATCGGTCAAAGCCGAATGTATCCTTGCCTACGATGCCGTCGAGACGAAGGTATTCGTAACGCTCCTTAAAAGTCGTGAAATTCATCAGCTCTGTGTACGTTCTAATCATCAAACTCCTCGATCTCCCCGTCGTGACCGCTGTAGCTTTTCATCGCGGCGAGCGCCTGAGCATAAAGCTCTTCAACACGCTTCTGCGACTCGATCGCTTCTGTCTTCGCCTTGAGAAGCTTCTTCTGTTCCTCCATCATGTCCTTTTCGAGACGCTCCTTCGTTGTGCCGAGCTTCAGAAAATGCACGATCATCTGAGACGAGGCAGTACCGTCGAGCAGCTTCTCCTCTGCTCTATCCATCGCTAACGCAATGAGCTGATTCTCCCTCGCTTCGGGAGTAAGAGCAGGTCTTAGCCTGCGTTTTTTGCCGCTTTTATCGTTGTCCGCCACACATTAAGCCTCCTCTCTTCGGAATATGTATAGCTTTCTCTGTGGTTTGACTGACTTTCCATATAGTTTAATGGCTCCTGACCGAACTCATAAGGCTAAAAAATAAAGGTTGTACAGCGAAAGGAGATAATCAAAAGAGGCGAGCATGGCAAACCTTATGAGTTCGGTCAGGAGCCATTTCCGGAAATATCCCTCCGGAGAAATTTTTAAGACCGGCGCGATGACGGCAGGGGGTGCATTTTTGAAACACCCCCTCCCCTGTCCAAGAAACCGTACTGATGGTGTGTATTCTATAAGAAAATTACTTCAGAATTTGTTTTCATCTTCAAAGATTGCGACCGCTTCGTTTTACGCGATCTTTTCATCTTCACCGCGCGTGACTTTTTTGTAAAGACCCGTGAAGTCGTACTCAAGAATTTCGTCGATGGCGCGTTCGACTTCGCGAGAATTTTCTTCTTCGGAAAGCTGATCGGAAGTTCTTGCGATCCTTGCCAGATACGCACAGGAATTGTAGCCTTTTTCGGAATCAAAAAGAAACCATTCATCGAAGTTGTCAAAAGGATCGTAAGGATTATCGATCGTTGTAATGGCACAGTACCGCATTTACTCACTTCCTTTCAAATACTTAATTACGGTTGACGAAGAAACGCCGAGACGATCGGCGATCTGCTCTGTCGTATAACCGGAGCTGCTCATAGAATTGATAAGATTGATCTTAGCGCTGCTGAGACCTGTTTTTTGTCTCGGAGTTGCACGCTCCTTAAGCTCGTCGAGGTCTACGTTGTTCAGAATTTCGCGCAGCTTGTTCTCGCTGATAGCGCCCGATTGTATAGCTTCCCATTCACGGTCCGTGATCGTAATGGGCGTACGTTTCGCTCCTACAGCGAGACGTGACTCGGTGAGCGCCATCTGACTCTTCTTCTTAATTTCCTTCTTCGTCATATCGGGATTTTCCTGTTTCATGGCGTTTACTACAGTATTTGCCATAAGCTGAGCCTTTCTTTCGCGAGGGGCGTTCTTTAAAGAAACATTCAGCTTCGCCATAAGACTGTCCACCTCGGCGCGATACGTCTCCTTAGCCGCTGCGGACGGTTGAATACGACCCGTATAGACCATTTCCTTACGCGCCTGATTCGCAAGAGATTTCATCTTGTTCGCGTAATCGGCATACAATCTTTCCTGAGGAGTGTTGCCTTCAGATATCAATGTGCGCGCGTCTCGTGTTTCGCTCATGGCGTCGCTCTTTTGTGTGCGGCGCTTTACCTTTCCGTTTTTATCGGTGTAGGTAAGCTCCTTCGCATTCTTAAATATCAATGCGCCTTCGGGCAGCGTGTCGTCGTACCATTCCTTGCCCTTCTGGTTGATACGCGGCTGACCCTGACGCTTGTCAACGGTCTTTTCGCTTTTGGCTCGGGATATCAATGTCGCCGCGCCCGTGAGAAGCTTGCCGTTTTCATCGTAATGACCCTGATATTTCTTCTTGAGCTTTAAAATATCATTGTCCTTTTCGCTTTGCTTGTAGTTGAGCTTGTGCTTTGCCGCGTCTATAACGACCATTGAATGACGAACCGCTTTCGCAAGCTCGTCTTCTTTAGCGCCCCTGAGGGTCATGTCGGTAATGAGATTGGATATCTTTCCCATCTCGTTTTGCGTGTTGTCCTTGCCCGTTTTCGGGTCCTTCATATATTTCATACCCGGCATTTCGGGATATCTTTCCTTCGGGTCAAAGCCCTTAAGACCTTCAAGCGGAGGGCGCGAGGATATCTTTACGTTTTTGCCGGTAGGTATGACCATAACGGTGTCGCCGTCAAAATCCGCTCCCGAAAGACGTTCCGCGACCTTACTGTTGATACCGACCGCGTCTATCGGATTCGTGCCGAGTATCCTGCGTGCGTCTTTCACCTTATTGTTTACGGTGAGTATCGGTATCTCGAACGTGCCGCCGTGAGGAAAGCGGATAAGCGCGACCTTTTCGCCGTCCTGATAATTCGGAGCATAAACCTCAGTTTCCTTCATCGAGGGTATTGGTAATATCACCTGATATCGCTGTCTCGGCAAAGCCGCAGCATGAAGATGAACTGCCGCAGAATCACAGTCATTAGCGAAGGATTCGAGCATGACCTTCTTAAGCGTCGGATTCGTAAGCGAGCATATTTCGTCATACTCCGCCTGTTTATCGGCAGAAGCGAGGTTAAGCTGCTTCTGAATAAGCTTCAAACTCTGTTTTGAGAGAAACTGCGAGGGAAGCTTGTTCGTCCAATCGTCCCAGTCGCCTTCTTCGGCACGCTTGTTTATGAGTGACAGCGACTGCTTTTTGCCTGTCAAATTATCAATAAACCTGCCGTCAGGGTCATCATAATAGCTCTGTCCGCCATGCTCCTTGATAAGCGAGCCGAACGGGTTTGCGGGGTCGTCGTGAATGGGTTTCAGCACCTTTTCCAAAGGCGTGCCCTTTTTCTTGTTCGTGTTAAATATAACATCTACGCCGTCAGGCATATCGTCGTTGTAAACAGCCATGCCCTTAATATAATGAGTGCCGTCAACGAGTATTCTGACCTGCGCGTAATGAGAGTCTCCGAGCGACAGGTCCTTTACACCGCGGCGTATCTCGACAGTTCCGTCACGTTCGAGACCGCCTTCCTCGGCATAACGCACCATCATGCGCTTTGAATCCATGCTTTCGGGATACTCAAACGCCTTGTGAAAGGTCACGCCGCCGTCGGGCGAAATATAATCTTCAATAGTGTTGATCTTATCAAACTGATAGATCTCTTTATGCTTCGTTCCCTTCGGGCAAAGCACCTTTATATTCGTCTGCTTGCCGGGATTCGTCACCTGCGGAACGCCTCCGCCGTAAACGGGATAACCCTCATTCTGCAATATTTCAAGAGCAGCGTTCAGCTTTGTACGGGAAATGCCGCCGAGAGACTTTTCGCGTTCAACGCCCGTTCCGACGTCTATCATACCTTTTTCTTCGACCTGCTGCCTGAGAAAATCAGCCGTTTTCTGTGCCTGCGACATTTTCACAGCCGAGCTTTCCTTAAGCAGCGCTCTCACGGACGATTCGCCCTTCAGCCCGAGCTGTGCCGCGATCTGGCTGTTGGTATAACCCTGATCCTGCAAAGATATCACAGCCGCTACTTTACGAGCGCGTTCTTCGTTTTTTGCATTTGAATATCTCGCGCGAAGCTCCGTGCTCGATATCCCCATCATCTTTCCGATCTCCGCGTCGGTCAGACCCTCTTTCTTGAGAGCTTTGACGCGGCTGTAAAAATCGCCGCTGTGCTGGTTCGGGTTATCTCCGCTGCCTAAAGGATATCTTCCCGAACCGCGTCCCGGTGCACCGTCAAGAACGCTGACGCCCTCGTGCAGCAAATAACCATCGTATTCTTCTGCCTCATTCATATCAGATTCTCCTCCGCTTTAAGTTTGTTTATGACCCTGTCAAACGTTACGATCTTTTCCATGACGGCGTCGATCTCGTCGGAGGTCGGTTCCGCCGTAACGACCTCGTTCGACTGGTACAAACGAAGCTCCGTCCGAATAGCGGACGGCTTTATCTTATACTCCAAACAAAAAAGAGCAGCGTAAATATAAAGCTGCTCCATGTGCGCCTGAGTAACTCCCGTTTTCAGATCGTGTATTCTCAGCAATCCGTCTCGAAAGGAGATCGCGTCCGCCGTGCCGAAACAGTTATCCGAAAAATATAAGACCTGCTCCGGGGTCATCTTGAACCCGATAGCGTCGTTCACATACCTATTCAGAGTTTTCTTTGATTTCGGAAGCTTTTGCCCGAGGGCGATACACCGCGCCGCAAAATCGTGAAGGATAGTGCCCTTCTGCGTTGCCATAAAATTTGAGTAGGCGGCGGCGAGCTTGTTTTCATCATAATTTAGCCAATGATACTTGCTTGCGCAGAGAAACGCGTGCTTTCCCTCAAGCTGAGAATGCTTGTTGAAGTTCATGCAGCACCTCCTCTCTGTTTTCGGGAAATATAAATCTCGAAAACGACATTTCATCAAGAAGAGCGACGTAGTATTCCTGATTCGGCTGTCTCGGAGAATATAAATCCCGTTTACATTCAAGCGCCGCCCATTTGTCGCGGTAGAGAACTATCAGGTCGGGAATACCCTGAATATAACCCGAGTCGAGCTTCATCACAATGCAGCCCTTAAACCGCTGTTTCAGCTCGTCTATCAGCGACTTCTGAAAGTCTTTTTCCAAGCTCAATAATATCAATCTCCTTTTCGCAAAAGAAAAGAGAAGGAATATACGCATAGTTCGCGTATATTCCTTCTCTCTCATAAAAGGCTGTGTAATCGGTGCGCGGAAAAAAGAAAAGCCTGTGTTTTATCGACACAGGCTCAAAAATATAAATCAGAACGGATCCCAGTAGGCATCGTCGGGGTCGTAATCGTCGGAAATATTGATCTTAGATAGATACGCTCTGTTTTCGCTGTCAAGACGATGATACGGAGTGGTCTCTCTTACCGAGCGACCACAGCCGCGGCATACCCACTTGCCATCGAGCGCGTTTTTCTTGCCCTTCAGAAAATCCATATATTGATTGCATTGAATGCAAAATATAAATAAATTGTCGTCGTTGTGAAAGTCATTGTTCAGGCGTCGGATCGTATCTTCAAAAAGCAGCACCGACCGCCCGAGCCGTCCGTTCTTATAAGGGAACATGAATCCCTCGTTGTTCTGCTTATCCATATACCTTGCCTCCAAAATATAAATGCTCAGGCTTCCTTTATGTACACGTCTCCATTGGAGCTGAGATAATATGTCGATTTTCGACTCGAAGAATATAATCCCTCGCGCAGAGTTCGCCTGAGCGGCGATTCGTTACCGTTTTGCAACGGTTCGAGCACATCGTTTATCTTCTCAATCAGTTCTTCTTTGTTGATTTTTTTCGTCGGAAGACTCTTGAAGTTCTCGACCCTCTCATGCAGCTTTGAGAATGCTGCGAGCCTGAATTTGTCGCACTTGTCGATATACAGCGAAAGCTCTCGGTCGATGTAGTCAAGATACTCCTTGTCGAAATTCTGCGCGTAATAAACCTCCAGAACAGCGCTCATCACGGACAGCTGCATAGCGAGGTCGAGACTCTTGTTAATCTGACACGCCTTTTCCACGACGGTCTCTATGCCCGAGTTCTCCTGCATCGTGCTCGCAATATCGGAAATATAAAACTCTGTGTCCTTCATTGCGACCTTCTTGCCCTCCTGAAGGCTCGCAATTGTAGCTGCCTTCTGGTCGGAGTGAGCCATTATTGCAGCATAGTTCTCATAAGCGTACTTTGCAAAGCTTATCTCACTCATCAATTCGGCTTTTTTGTCGCCGTACAAAAAGGCTAAAATATCGTCCATGCCTTTTTTAATACCGGTAAGTTCGCTGTTGATCTTTGCGAGATAATATTGATTGGTAACGACGGACATCGCCGCAAAAGTGCCCATAACCGCCGCCTGCGTCGCCATGGCTGTTGGGTTGACCGCCGCAGCTTTTGAAATATCAAACGGCGACATGGGGGCGTATCGAACGAAGCCGTCACTCGACCGTACCACATTAGTCCAATTGCCTGTCGCATTAACGCGCATAAGCGTTTCTGTTACACCGTTGGGCATCGCGACGGCGAACAATTTCGGAGCATTCGCAGCAGCCACGGCAGCAGAGTTCGCAACCGTGGTCATCTGATTGACCGCCATTACAGAAGGAAGCGAACCCACGAGCGTGCTCATCTGCATTTTCTGACCGTTGGTAATGGCGAGCTTTCTGAATTTCGGATTGTCATCAATATTTGGAATATTGTCGCATATTGAAATGTCAAAGCCGCCGATCTTTTTCAGTTCGTTAAAAGCTTGTACCGCGAGTTCTTTATCGTTACTCGGTTCGTTCATTTATGCTGCCTCCATGCTGTAGAATGTAATTAATTTGTATCAGTATATCACAAAGTACAGTTAAAGTAAATAGAATAATTGTGAACATTGCAAATATTAATTTGGTGGTCATTGAACAAAAGTTCGTCACAAATAGCCGTTGACCACTTGACCACTTTTTTTCTCTGCTTATATAATATTATTAATTTTTTTTCATCACATAAATAAGAAAAAAAGTGGTCAAGTGGTCAGAGAGCCGAAAAACCGCATGGTTAAGCCATTTTTCACTGACCACTTTTGTTTTGAAAAGTGGTCACAAGACCGGAAAAAGTGGTCAGAATATTAACTGCTTATGAACGATTTATTACACCGCTGTATTAATTACGATATATGCCCGAAAAAAGTGGTCAATGACCGTTTTTCAAATATAAAAGTGGTCAGGCAAAGCACTCAAGTTTGAGAGTTATCGGGGGCATCCGGCAACTCACTTTTATGCTCTTTAAGTATAAGGGCTAAAGAATCTATTGCCTTGCACATTATACAAGCACACGCGGCGATCTCATTCAGTTCCTCGGTTACGTTACGCAAGTGCCGATTTGTTTCCGCAAGCTGTTTCTCTGTTTCGCTTTTCAAAATATCACCTCCAGACCCTGCCCGTGCGCTTATCGACGAGCACTACTCTTTCTCCGAACTCGAACCCCGCAACAGCACAAATATCACGCAGAAGGTGAAGCAGCGTGTGAAAACGCTCGCACTCCTCTTCGTTCTCCTTGTTTATCAGGCTGTATGCCGTCGGGTCGGAATATCCGTATGAATTGTTCTTGTAATTGCTTGTGTTTCCTATCATTTGATGTCAGTCCTTTCGTTTTTCCAAATATCAAGATCGACTCCGTATTCTTTGAGCTTCTTCGTGCAAAGCCATATCTCCTCATGCGGAAGCTCATACCGCTCGTAAAGCGCCTGCATCTCCTCTGTGAAAATATCATAAAAGCGGTGCAAACGCTCCGCACCGAAACCGAAACGCTCATGCAAAATATAAAGCACGAGGGAGTCGATCTCGTCCTCGTGCTCTTTGTCAAATTCTTTCCATTGGCGCGCGATCTCTATGTCGAGAGCCTTTCGCTCGTCGCGCGTGAGGTCTGCGCCAAATATCATTTTGCCGGATTTCTTGGGTTTCATCACTTGACCCTTTCCCACTGTCAAGACTGTTCCGACTCAGACGACTCCGAGCGATCGACGAATAACTTTTTCTTTGCAAGTTCGTATTCGCTATCAACATCGTTTCTAATTTGGTTGAAAAAATCGGCGCGTCTCGTCTTATCGAATCTTTTGCAAGTCTCACGAAGTGTATTAATTAGCTCGGCTCTTTCTTCTTCGCTGGGAACCTCTCTTTTATCAATACACACCGTAAAAGTCTCATATCTATCTTGATCCGGAATATCCAGCTCGCAAAGGAACGCCGCGTTTGTGACGATGTGCCACAGGTGCGGCAGTCCGCTGTCCTCATCGACCCCATGAGGGTCTTTGAGCCACTTGCAAATATGACGCATGAGCGCGTCACGGTAACGCTGCGGGTCTACCTGCTTGTAGCTTTTCTCGCCGTACTTCTCTGCTCCGTGAGTCATAACGGTTCCGATAGCTTCTATAGCTTCGGCGGGCACGAGTGACAGGCGCGGTTTGCCGCCGTCGTGCTTAAGTCCGTCTGTGATAATATCACTCATTCTTGTATCTCCTCCATAATTGCTATAATGATTGCCGCAACAATACAGAATATTGCCGATACCCCACACGCTACGGCGTCATCGGTTCTGCCAATATAAACGCCGTGAGCAAATAGGAGTAAATCAGCTACTCCTACGATCAAGCACATTATAGAACTGCTATGCATTTTTCTCACCTCCATCTAAAGCCTGTCCACATATTCCGCAGAAGTTTAATAGTTCTCCCCAGTCATTGTGAGCATCGTCGACAGCACCACAGCACGGACACATAAAACCGTCTATCGGTTTCTTTGGGATTGCCTTGCCAATCGCTTGCATTGCGTTAATATCTTTTGGCACTCCTATACGTTCGTACACATGCAAGCGGTGCATTGTCTCTTCATAAGTGCGTAATGCGTCGATAATAATGCGGCATTCTTCGCCATTAAAGGGTAATACCTCCGTGCCGATAATTGCCTTCATTAGTGTTTGGCATTCTCCATCGCTGTACCGATGATTTATAACATCATCGAAATTTACGAACATAGAATATTACCTCTTACTTTATCGCCGCCCCAACAAATGCTACGATCAACTTCGTGGCTTGCTTCTCTGTGAAACCGGCAGAAACATAAGCGTCATATATCTTTTTAGTCGTCTTGGCTGCTTCCTCGAACTCTGAATTCATATCAGTAGTATCGTCATCGTTAAGCGTTTTAGCAATAGCTCTGATAACATCTTCGGTGAAAAAGCCGGACAGCCCTGATTCATTTTGCTTCATTAAATATCACTCCTTCGTGTTGCTGTTGTCGCAAAATACGACAACAGCCATGTCTTTTATGTAGCACAAAAGTCTCAAATAGACGGTCAATAGTTCGCTGATAAACTCCACGGAATATCACTCCTTCATTCCTTCTGCTCTCTCCAGCAGATTTTTCATAGCCGAGCGGCATTCAAGCCGCATACTAATCATTTCCATAAGCTTATCCTCGGCGCGCTGCCGCTCCCTTCCGCCCTTCATAGTGGCGCGCATACTTTCTCTATGGCGGTCGATTTTCTGCGTCAGAATATCAGCCTGACGGCGGTAATCCTCTGCCCAGTCTAAGTAGTCTTGCTTTGTCATCGAAAATATCCACCCCCGTGGCGTCATTTAAAAATGCGCCGAAAAGTGCCACTTGTTCGAGTGCGGAACGTTTCTGCCTGGATATCGGATAGCTGTTCTGTTTCCGGCACTTATGCGGATATTCGCAGGCCGGTTCATACATTTCTCCGCATTCCTTGCAGATCATTGTTGTAAACTCATGACCGGGCGGATAGCAGGGGTTCTTACGTGTTGCCATTATTTTATCCTCCTTTCCCTTCTCCACAAATACTCGGCTACGTCACATTCTTTCCAGTCTCCGTCTTTTTCGACGAAGTAACGATTAACGTATAATCTTTTTCCGTCAGGCTTAGTGACATAGAATATACCTATCGTGTCAAAATCGCCGCAGTTCTTATCGAACAGGAAATCCTCACAATGGATTTTCCAAGGCTGATTGTCGGGCATATACGGCATGGTTATTGGAAACATCTCATCAATTATCTGCTTGATAAAGCCGAATTGGTAACGGTTGTCGGGGTCGTTTAAATCAACGCAGATATAACGGTCAATATCGGAATATGTGACAGAACCGTCTTGATTAGCGTACTTGAATAGCGACGGCATACGAGAGCATTGATAAACCAATCGGTCGTCTGCACTCTGATACGTATAAGCACCGCCCCAAATATCATCCTCGTCTTTGATAGGCGTAAGCGGCTTTCCATCGAGCAATCGGTTGAGAATACTCTTTGTTATACCGAGACTAAAACCGCTGTGTTCATCTTCCATAAGACTATTAAATGCCTTAAGCGCACTTTCGTAGCACGCACAACCATAGTCCCATTCTCCCTCTTTCCTTTCAGGGGCTTCTTTTTTACAAGCAAGCTCGACTTCTCGTTTTGCCCAAGATGTCATTGACATAAAAATATCACCTCCCATCGAGTCTTGCCAGTGAAGGGCTATATAGCCCGCTCATGGTTCTTATGCATGAAAATGTGTCATTCTCGTATAACGAGAACGCCAGTACATCGTCTCCGGAAACAAACTCTACTTCGTTATCCTTCACCCTTACACAGTCTACCGCATACTTTTCAAATAAAGTGTCCAAACTGTTTAAAAATTCCTGTTGCTTATAATTCATGAACATCCCTCCACTCTAAATATATCCCTTGGATTCCAGTATACCGTTTTGCCGCAAGTCGGGCATTCGACGGAAAACAGCTCTTCGTTTTTCACGGTGAAGTTTCGTTTATACTCGCTTTCTAAAGCCACAAACTCGCACTTACATCTTTCGCAGCAAAACCGCTTAGGGTTTTTGTTCCAGTCTTTATTGCCTTCTTTTAATATCGTCATTCTTCCTCCCCCGCAAACACAAAAGTAAACGCCTTACCGCTCCGACCGTTCTTGTCGGCGTAGGTAACGCTCGTGAGATGATTGGAAATATAATCTATCTGCTCCTGCGTCAGCCCTTTTGTGTTGCCCTCATCGTCGCAGCTCACAAACACGAGATTTCCGACGAGTACCGCCTCAATCTTGTGAGCGTCGTTTTTGCTCATAACAAACACACTCGGCTTCGGGTTGGCTTTAAGCAGACCTTCGTCGTCCGCGTAAATATCAATGCCCATGTTGGTCAACTCATCAAAGTGCGGCGCAAGCGTGATAAGTCCGCCGACTTCCCTCTGCAGAGATTTGAGGTCGCCCTCGATGTCTTTGATAACGGTGTAACCGTTTTCGATCTTGAATATCTTCATAGTTATGCTCCTTTCTTAGCGAATGCCGTTTCGTTGAATTTCTTCTTGCCCGCGAGAGCCTTGGCGATCGCAAGGTCTATCCCCGAGCGTGACTTCAGGTGGTAGTAATACAAATCGGTGTAGGGCGTGTTGAGCCTGTCTATCCTACCGCAGCTTTGCGCCATGATCTTGTACGAGTAGTTCTGCGAGTAGAATATAATTGTATCGGTCGTCACGCAGTTCCAGCCCTCTGCGCCTGCGTTGTACTGAACGAGATAGACCCATTTGTCGCCCTTTGGTATCGGCTGGTGCTTATGCCCGTTCCATTGTGAAAACGAGATGCCATTAACTTCACAGAGATTTTCGAGCAGTTCAAGCTCGTAATCGAAATTGTAAAATATAATTGCCCTTGGGTGCTTTTCGATAAGCTCTATTACTGCCGCCTGACGCGCCTCATCGGAGTTTACGACCTTTCTCAGTGCATAGCAGAACTCGCTTGCGTTTTGTATCGGCTTATCGTTCCAAATATCCCAGCGTCGTCGCGTGATGTCTCGGTAATTCTCTTTGCTGTACGTCACGAACACGTCCTCATGGTGCGAGGTCGTGTGACGCTTGAAATCCATGTTGACAAGAACGGAATTTCTCAGACGAATGAGTCTGCCCGTGTTCAAATATCTGTCTACCTGAGCATACTTTGTAAACCTTTTATACACGACGTGTTCCCGGATAAATTCGGTGCGGTTTTTGTAAAAGCCGTTCGCAACGAAAACGGGAATATAATCGAGCCATGTATCCCCGGGAGTCGCCGACAGCAGTATCCAGTCGTTCGCCTTTGCGATTTTGAGAAATGCCTTCACCCATGTTCCCGAGCCGACAACTCGCTGTTCGTCAAATATAAAGAACGCGTTTTTCACGTCGGCGTACTTCTTAATGTTGTTCCATGAATCGACGATAACCTTGTTTGAGTATAAACTTACATCGTGATTTGTGGAGAGCAGGAAGGGTGCAAGCTCCCCTTCCCACTCCTTTGTATCTCGCTTTCTCGCGGTGGTGACGATGTACAGGTCTTTCAAAGTGAGGTCGTCCATCACCTCATAATTCTCCGTATTCAGCACACCATCGTGGCAAACATAATAGTAAGCAAGCGCCGTGCGTGATTTGCCCGAACCAACGCCGCCGCAGAGAATGCAGCCGTTTTTCATGCGCTTTACCGCGTCGAGCTGATAATCATACAAGCTTATCCCTGCCATGTCCGTTCTCCTCTTAAAACGGAATATCTTCATCATCGAATTCATACTTATCCGCGAATTCGTCTTCGTCTATAGTCACGTACATTGTCTTGATGTACGCGCTGACTCCCGTCTTGCCGTTGACCTCCCAGTTGTACGGGCGGATAATGAGATCGGCAGTACGAATATCAGCATGATCGAGCTGTCCTACCGTGTCCTCATGCAGCAGCGTTTTTCCTCGTCTCGTCACGAGATATATCTTCGGGGGAATGCCCTTGTAGCTTACCTTCACGGGAAGGTAGTACAATGTGTCGTCGCCTTCGTCGCGCGGCGGAAGCGTCCTGACGTTCCAGCCGTCGGCGGAGATTCGCCGCGCCTGCTCTTCATCGAGGACAGCGCAGAAGCTGCGGTCGCCCTCTCGGTTGTACTTGCCCGCCGCGCCGCTGAAATTGCGGAATATAACACGGCAGTTTTCGAGTATGAGATTGTCTGATACCTTATTCATTGTAATTTTCCTTTCCATGCTTAAAATTTAATCTTATCGCATCGTGGCGGTAAACGCCTCCGCGTCACCGTACTTTGCTATCGTGTCGACTGCGCCGTTTACGAGTGAAATATAATACGACTCGTCGATATCGTCTTCCTTGCCGAGGACTTTCACAGTTTCCGATTCAAGCCATCTGTAGTCCTTCGAGCCGCTGACGGCATAATATTTGCCGTCCTTTTCACGGTAGAGTACACCGCCGCCTTTCCCCTGTTTTATCGGGCAGAAGCTGCCGACACGTCCGACGAAAATATAATTGTGCCCCTTCGCGATCTGTCTGTCAAAGTCCGCAAGTCTCTCGGGGTCGGGCACTTCGCGGCGTTCCCTGCAGCTTTTGATGTATTTCTCCAGCGCCTTTTCGGCAGCGCTCACGTCGGGCATACCTTCGTTCATGTCGAGATATAATGCGGAGCTTGTCACCGACTTCGTCTCGCACTTGTCCTTGAACTCTATCAGCTCATGCGAGAAGAGCGTCTTGAACACATACGGCACTTGGAACTGTGTTCCTGTCGCGCTCCAGCCGCCGCCGTGCTTATGATTATCCTTCGGCGAATATCCGTACAATTTCTCACAAAACTCTGCTGTCGAATACCGCGCAATATACACCGCGTTGTTGACCAAACACATCTTCTCGTATGTAGCCTCGTGCTCGAAATTATAACCGTACAGCCTGCCGTATTCGGTGACAAAATCGATTATCTCGGGCGTTGCGTTCGGTATCTTTATCGAGTCGGTCTTGATGTGCGCGACCGTAAATCCGCGCTTCTGCACTTCGTGTTTGAGATTTATCATGAAGAGTGCGCCGCGCTTTGCTACGATGTTGTCTTTGTTGCGAATATCACGGAACGGGTTATCGAACTTTGCGCTCGTCAAGCCGTATACGGAGTTTATAGCGATTTTCAGCGCTTGTGCAAGGTCTGCCGCAGCATTCTCGTCGTCGAGATACTTTGCAAGCTTGCCGCCGAGCATCGTTTTCGCCTTGCCGAACTCCTTGTGCTTTATTGCGATACGTGCGTCGAGAATATCTTTGAAACGCTTCGTGTACTCATCGCCGAAGAGATTCTCCGCGACTATGCTCGACGGGTGCATGGACGCTATATCGAGCAGTGCAATATTTTCATATATACCCGGCTCGGCGTAAACGTAGCCGCCCTCGCCTACCTCTTCTCCGCGGTAGGTCGATTTTCCGTTTTCAAATGTATAGCCGGGGAAAAGCGGTCTGCCCTCGTCATCAAATACGGTGTAATTACAAGCTTCATCGGCATCATCGCGAGTTGCCAGCGGCGACTCGCCGCCCATGAATCTATAATTAAAGCTTGACTGCGGGCTGCGGTTATTCCCGAATATAATTTTTGTGGTGAGAGTATTCGTGGTGTCGTTGACGCTCATGCCCGCGACATCAGCGAGAATCTGCCGCGCTGTGAAGTCGGCTTTGCGAGCGTTAAACACGGCTTCGGTCGCGAGCACGTCGTTGTCGCAGTATTCCGCCACCTTCTCCCACAGCTCCTCGTCAACGGGCTTATCCCACGGCAGACCAAGCTCCTGATGGTGAATGCCGAGCTCTATCTCGAATTTCTTCAAGCTCTGCTTTTTGCTCGAAAAATCATAGACGTCGGTGTAAGAAAGATTGTACGCTTCGCGGAAAAAGCAGTTCTTATCGCCGGAAACGATCTTCTGAGAAAGCTTGTAGAGCTGCTCGTTCGAGTAGCCCATGAGACGGGCGTAGAGAATATGATTGTCGTACCTGCGGCAGTTGAACCCAACGAGCTTATAGCCGAGAAGGGTTTCGATCTCTTCGGGCGTTGGATTTATCATTCTGACGATGCTCTTTCCCTCGCCCTGCGGCTTCATACACACGACAAACAGATTCGGGAAAACCTCAACGTCGTAGAACATTATCGGTACATTTGAAAGCGAAGAACCCGAACACGCCGAGCCGCGCGGCGATGCAGCTGCGCCCTGCTCCGAAGCTGCATCGCGAAAATGAATATCGTTCATCAGCTTCACGCAGTAATCCGACTGATGTGTGCTGTTTGCGGCAAACGCCAGTATCGCGCCTCGCATATCGGAAATATCATAGCTGATACCGCTTTTGTATGCGTCGTCGAGTATTTTCTTGATGAAATCCATGCTCGGCTTTGTACCGGGGTGTATTTCCTTGTTAAGGTTGCGTCTGATGAGAGTTCGCAGCCCCTTTTCGCTCTTGATCTGTTTTACATCTACCATTTTTTCATCTCCTTTCACAGGCAGCCCCGAGTTTATTGACGCTATCGGAATATCATTGCATTTTGAAAGTCTTCTCCGAAGCGAGCTTTTCCCCGTGAATACCTTAATTTCAACGTGTTCATCATATATGCGGCTCAGCTTCGTCACGTCACCGCCGTAAATATAATGCAGATGTATGCCCTTTCCGCTTTTGCTCAGCTCGGCGTAGGTCGGCGGGAATTTCAGTGCTGCCTCGATGTTTTTATCGAGGGCTTTGCTGCCCGATTTGTCGGTAATATCAAAATCTATCACGATATGATTCTCGGGCGGCTTCACATAGTGCAGCCTCCTCGTGTCAATATCGGAGAGCTTACTTACAGCGTTATCCCATTTGATGAGCGGAGTACCGTTTTCGTTCGCATATTGCGCGGGGCAGTCGGCAAGAATATCATCAAGCAACGATTCATCATAATCGAACTCTAACCACCTTGTTTTTTCGCACGCACACGGAAGCTTATTACCTGACACAGCAGGCGCGGTGGACGCGCCGGAAAAATTGCTCTCCGCATCAAAGCCGCAATGCGAGTTGCTCGCAGGCGCTTGCCTGTCGCCGCCGAACTTGAACCCCGAATAATAATTCCTCACTCTTGCGCCGTCCTCTGTAAAATATCTTTCCTTGAATTCTCCGAAGTAGTTTTTCAGCTCCTCCTTGAACGGGCGCAGAGACAGTGGATATATTACCTTCGCGTCTTCGCAGTACGTTTTGTACATCTCCCACGCGGCTTTAAGCGTAGTCGAGTCCTTCTCCTTGAATGTATAGTATGAATCCTCGACAAAATTGTAAAAGTCGTTCGACGCACCGAGCATAGCCGTCGGAATATAATCGTCGTACAAATTCTTATTACCCAGATAGACCTCTTTGCAGTGATATGCAATCGCTCCCAGCTCGAAATTGATCTGCTCGACAACTGCTTTGTACTCGTCCGGGGCAAGCTTGTTTCCCGACGGGGTAACGTCTATGAGTCTTCGGATAAGACCCGATTTCGCGTCGGTGATCTTCACGGGCTTGTTTGTGCCCATGATGAGGAAGCACTTGAAGCGGTTCGAGTACGCCGACTTGAATTTTTCGTTCACAGTCATCAGCTCGTGAGAGACAAGTGAATTAAGACGGGTGTTGTCTTCTATGCGTGAGAGGTCGCCGTCGTGCTGTATAGCGATGAGCGGGTTGCTCTTGAAAGCTTCGAGTGCGAAGGAATTGCTTGAAGAACCGAGACTTTTCGCGTCGAAAACGGCGAAATATCCCGGAAACAGCTTTTCGATCATGTTTATCACCGTCGATTTACCAGTTCCGACCGCGCCGTAAAGCACCATGAATTTTTGTATCTTCTTCGAGTCGCCCGTGACGATAGCGCCAATTGCCCATTCGATCTTGCGGCGCTCCTCTTCCGAATACAGCGTAGACATCAGCCTGTTATAAGCCGAAAGGTCACCCTGCATCAGTGGATAATCAAGCGTTCTGCTCGCGTAGTCCGTTTTTTCGACGGGCATATTTGAAAATATAAGCTTCTCGTCGAGCATAACAAAGCTGTCGCGCATCTGACGCTGACAATACTTATGCCATGAGTCGATCATACCCGACTCTGCGTCCCACATATGCAGCACCTTCACACTGCCGTCAAAGCTTTGCTTGTATTTCTCCGCGAACGCGTCAAGCTCGCGGTCAATTAGTGAAAGCGCGTCCTGTTCATCGGTGCTCCACAACCCGCGCTCCTCGACCCACACGGCGTAGAAATCGCCGCCGCGTATCATGAGGTCTGAGCTTTTCTTTATGATAAATTTGGGATATATCTCGATTGTGCCGCGTTTTGTCGAGCGCGTTGCCGTTATAAAAAAATCCAACATTTGTTACTCCTTTTCGTCATGTCTTTATAGGCTCATGATAACCCCTCTATAAGTACCCTTAAACGGGGCAAAATTTGCATACAAATATACAAACGTTTCTTAAAATTTACAAACAATTTACAATCACGAACCTAAAGGAGACAAATATCAGTTTTCGGCGGTCTCGTCAAGATGCCACATCATTTGGTACCAGATCTCGACGCTGCGCATATCACGCGGCGGGGCAGAAATGGTAAAAAGACCGCCTTGCCCGTCTCGACCATACTCTCTGTTCAGAAAACGCTGAACGATGATGTCGGCCTGTTTTTTACTGAACCTTGAATCGCTCATGGAATATAATCCGAGACTTTTCATCATTTCCCAGAACCATAGCCCCGTTCTATTGCCGATGTCCGGGTCGTCCATGATGTTCTCTTCACAGCGAAGACTGAGCGCTACCATCATTTCAAGCACGGAACATGGTCTGTTGTCGAGCACAGACGCTATCTCATGGTCTGAAATATCATTCTCATAACCGAAACGATACCTCAGATCAATACCGTCGCTCTCGCGGTTTTCGTCCATGGCGATAGTATAACAAAAATCGACTTGATGCAGATACGTCAGCACCTTTTTGAAGGACGAACGTCTAAACCGCTTACCGGCGCATACAAGATCGTACATCCAGCCGAAATATCTCTGATTGATCTCGTCGTCTCTTGTCATTGATCCTCCTCCGGAAGACGCGGCTTATACTTCGTTGCCTCGGCATAAGTCCTCAGGTCGAGAAGTATCTCGAAATCGCACTTTCTGCTCTCGTTGCGAACAAATACGGAATCGTCCTCGTATTCGCCGAAATGATCCAAAGAATCGCGCCCTACCGTTTTTTCTATTTCATCATCCTTTATTACGTCGTCGTTATCGTCAGCGAGAACCCCGTCCGCATAATAAGTGAGCGAGATCGTTTCGTATTCGTATTCCTCACCAAATTCATCGGGAGAGATGACGTAAGGTCTGTCGGGGGACCTTACCATTTCCGAATAATACTCGTCAATTATTTCGGAATAGTTATCAATCTCCTTCTTACTTTTTTCAGATGTGTTCAGCGTTTGTGTTGCTTTGGCTCTGCGTTCTTTTGCGCGCTGTTCGCGTATTTTCGCTGTCTCCTCGGCAAGCGTGCGCTCAAGCTCGGCAAGAAAATATCTTCTCGCGGCACACGCGCCAACGGCACAGCCGACAACAAAACCGATAACACCTGCGATGCTATTCTTCATTGCTCTTTACCTCTTTTCCTGAAAAATAATGGTTCTGCACTCTGAACAGCGGTTTGCCCCAATCGCAATAACCTCCCGAATTGAAAAATATGCACTCGCTGTTCGTTCGCTCTTCATTTTCCTCAAGCACAAGTTCGCAAATATCGGGTCTTACTTCGCAGACATCGGCTCTGCCGTTTGTCATAGAAGGAAACTGATATGGCTGAAATATAACTCCGAATACTGTATCGGGAAAATCCTCGGATTCAACTCGGTTGAGCACCGTATCTATAACGAGTCTTTTCCCCATTTCGCATTCGTCCTCCGCTTCCGCCATCGTGAGCAGGGCTATCAGCTCAACCTCTTCCTGCGTCAGACCACTTTCGTCCCTGTCTTCCTCGGGAATATCAGACTCAATGTCCTTAAAGTTCTCTGCACAGATCGGCGACTCCACGATATCGACCGTGCTGACTGCCGCTATGGCGCTGCTTGTAATGGCATTACTGCGCTCTTCGGTGCAGCCCGAAAATATCAGAGCCGCACACATAGCGGCAGTCGTAATGATAGTGAATAGCTTGTTCATTTTTTACACCATCTCTTTCAAAATATAATGTCAGATAGAATCGAGTATCGGTCCATCAACGTTGAAGTCAAGAACAATGGCTCTCTCGTAACCGTTGACGAAATCTCTCGCTTTCTCGCGGTTGATCTCGAAGATGCCGAAATCAACGTAGTTGTCTCCCGTCGGATTATCGGGATCCCATACCCAACCGACTATCTGACCGGCTTTCGTCCTCTCAAAACCGAGCATTTCGTAAACATCGTTGAGAAACAGATAACCCTTAGCTCTCAATCTGTCGTTTGCGTAATTCTGCTGCATAATGAGAAAGCGCTTGTTGTAATCGGAATCCTTCTCGTAATTGATGTTCGATTCGTCAAATATCTTTGCGTATTCGCTGTATGCATTAGGGTCGGCAACGGGTATCGTGCGTGCAGTTTCCTTCTCCTTGCCGTTTTTATCTGTAACCGTTTCCGTTATCGTCTTCGCCTTGATGTTGTATCGCAGCTCCTTGTCGACCTCCTCGCCGAAACGCTCGGCAACACGGTTCCTGTATTCCTTAAAGCCCGTGTCTACTGCCGTGTAAGCTGCCGCAAGCGCCGCGTTTCTTTTTCTGAGAATATCATTCGACGCGATGATACATGAAAGCGAAAGCGCGCCGAGGATAACTGCCGGCGCATAGAGCTTCAGGAATTTCACGCCTGTCTGAACATAAATGATCGCTTTGTCTTTCTTCGCATCATCTTCCGTATACTCGTCACGGTGCTCCTCACTGCTTTCGCACGTATGCACTGCTTCAAGTTCCGACTTCGTCTCGGCGAGAATATCATTCGCCTTTATCGTCGCCTTGCAGGCAATAACCGCGCTCGCAACGGTACCGATAACGCCCACCGTCACAAGTATCTCCGGGCTGCGCTTTCTGAGCGCGAATGCCGCCTTGCTGCAGGCGGTGGCTGCTTTGCTAAGTAATTCCTTTTTCATAATATAATCATCCTTTCTGTTAAATCAGTTGAGCGGAACGGCTTTCGGAAGCTTGAGTAAATATCCTTCTCTTACTCTTACAACCTGAGCATTCCTGAGATTCTTCCAACCGTAATGATTGTCTGTGTAACTGCCATCGATGCCAACAAGATCGTAAAGGTCGGCGACGCTTGCAATGCCGTAGCATTCTATCAGCTCGTCCATTCGTACAAGCACGTCCTCTGCGTCCGATCTGTTATCGAGCACGATCTCATCGTAGCTGTAGTTTCGCCGTGCTATTGACGTGGTTCTTCTGCTGTCGTCGCGGTCGTAATATGAACTGTATGAAACACGAGACGCGGAACCTGATTTCTTCGGTGCGCTCGTCTCGCCGTATAACAGCATATAGATACCGTTGCTGACTACATCGGACACAGCTTTTTTAAACGCGGGCACAAGTACGTCGGAGAAAATATAATCGCCCACGCTGCTTAAGTCCTCCGCCACAAAAATATCGGCGAGCTTGTGTATTCCGCTTTTCTTCTTGGACTTCGCCGAGCCGGATATAACTTTTTCCACCTTTTTATCGGGAATTGATTCCTTCGAGCGGTGTGAGTTCGACTTGTATTCGTCCATTCAAATACCCTCCTTAACCTCTACAACCTTGCCCGGGAGCGTTATCGCGGCGTAGGGCTGAAGATTGTGAGTGGTCTTATATTGGTACGCCAGGTTGCTTCGTGCCTTTCGTGCCGTCGGCGCAATAGTTGAGCTTCTCCAGCAACGTTCTACGCATTTGCCGAATTTAAGCACGGAACCTTCGTAAATATATACTTTTTTCATCGTCTCCTCCAAAAGAAAAAGAGGGACACCGTGTTGCCGGTGCTCCTCTTTATCGAAAATCACTTTTCGTCCTTATCCTCTGCTTCATTGTCGGATTCTTTTTCGTCCGCGACCTCGGTGATCTCGATATAGCTTTCGAGTTCATCTTCGTCATGCTTCTTCTTCAGCTCCTTGAGCTTGCCTATGCCCGGCTTGATCGCATATTTCCATGCCGCATTAGCTGCAACAGCAATACCTGCTCCTACTGCGAATGCCGCCAGAATATACATGTTAGCCGTGTCCTTGGCACCCTCGGCTGCTGCGTCGATAACTGACTCTGCGCCCTCTGTTACCATGTCGATTACCTCGTCCATTCTGATCTCATTAGTTTCCATAATTCTGACTCCTTTCGGATAAAAATAATTTCGGATCTTCTCCATTAAAGGGCTTGTAATTTTTGCGCGTTAAAACGGCAAGTCGAAATCATACCTCGGCGCGATGCTGTAATTGATGACGAGACAGGGTTCGTCGTCGGGCGTAAGCTGTGAGCTGAATATGATCTCAAAGCAGCCCTTCTCGACGTGCCAGCCGAGCATATCGCCGATCTGTATTCCCTCAAGACCAAGCTCATAGTACAGCTCGTTGAGCGATACGCTCATTTCGCTGAGCATACGGTGGTTGATGATGTTTTCGGCTTTCTTGATCTTGTCGATATCCGACCTGAAGTATCGCCCGGATATCGAATCGTAGCACAGCGTGTCACCCTTGCCTGTAATATAAACCTTGCTCTCCGACACCGGGTGCTCCTTGAGCTTTTCTTTCGCAACTGCGTCTTCGATCGCCTGCTCTTTTTTCTCGCCGACGACCTCGACCACCTTGTCCTTGTACTCCCTGAGCGCCGTCTCCGAAATGCTGTATGCCGTTGCAAGCGCCGCGTTTCTTCTCGCGTTCGTTGAACTTGCGCCGACAAGACACGCCACACTTGACGCGCAAGTCACCGCTGCCGGAATATAACATTTCCAAGCTGCCTTTACAGTCTGTACGGCTGTTAGCTTATCGGTCTGTTCCGCTTTCTTTTCGCGCTCAATAAGAGCCAGCGCCTTCGGAGTAGCCTTGACAGCAAGAACAGTTGCCGTCAGCATTCCGGCGATCCCGAAGCCTGTGAGAAGCTCGGGCGCGTGTTTTTTTGCCGCGCAGCGCGCACTCCTGATGATTGCTGAAATATTTGTTTTCATAAAGATCTTCCTTTCGCTTACATAAATAAAGATATCAGATCGGCTGTCGTCTTGTACGCCACGAGGAACGCCGGACAGCGCTTTTTGCCATAATAGTCGAACATCATATTCGAGTAGTTCTCGATTATTTCCAGCGGCGGCACGTCACTCGATTTTTCAATCATTAATATAATTTCGTTTACTGTCGTCATGGCGTAGCTGTATTCAGCTAAAGTATAAGCCCAAGACACATACGCGACGTCCTCAAGATAAGCCTTATAGTCTTCGACTATTTCCATTGCCGCCTTATGCTGAGCGTCCAAAATATCACCTCACTCAAAAAGAAAAGAGTCCTTGTTCAGGACCCTTTCTTGATGTTTGCAACTGCCTTATTGACTTCCTTGCCGATCTCGCGTGTCATTTCCTTGCTGTCGACCCAAGCCGACAATATGTTCGCACCTACTGTCAGTACGGTCGCTGTGATCTTGATGACCTTAAACCATTTATTCGTCATGATGATGTCGCCTCCTCTCCTTTAAAGCCCCTGTTTATTTTGCGAATCTTAGTACACCTCAAAATCAGCCGACGGCGGGAAACGCGGCGAGATAATATAATACTCCATACCGTCGTCAAGTCTGCGCTTGTAGTGGAAGAAGTCTATCCAACAATAGCCGTCGCTCATTGTCCAGCCGAGAGCGTCTCCGATGTTTGTCTGCGGAAGCCGCAGCATATCGTAAAGCTCGTTGAGCGTAGCAGTACCTCTCATGCTGAAATTTCGGTTGAGATGGCTTTCCGCAAGCACTACCTCTGCCATGGTCATTTCGAAGAACTCGTCACGGTGCTCCTCGTAGAAAACGAGCTTGCCTTCCGTCGGGTATTCGTCATCGTCAGAGAAGCGCGGATATATCGTCAGCTCCTCGTCCGGCTCGACGAAATTCTTCGGGCGTTCTGCGATAACGGCAGCGCGGATATCCGCGTCGGCATTTTCGCCGTAAAGCTCAGCCGCCTTTTCTCTGTAGCCCTTGTACGCGGTGTCGAGCATTGTGTACGCGCCGATAAGCGCGGTTTGCTGTCTGCGGCTCAGAACGCACGCGCCGAACATACACACGAGCGTAGCCGTACCTACGATCACCGTGGGAATATAACACGGCGCGGCGGCTTTTACTATCTCGGCTTTCGTCAGCTTTTCCTGTTTTTCTTTCTCCGCTTTTTCGATAAGCGTCTGTGCCTTTGGCGTCGCCTTTACCGCAAATATAACGGCAGCGACCATTCCTGCCGCAGACAAGCAGGTAAGCAGCATTGGCGACGCTTTTTTCAGCGATCTTCTTAGTGCGGCGTTTCCGGTTGGTTTTTGTGTCATTATCATTTCCTCCTTTGATAAAAAAAGAGAGTCCGTGTTGGACTCCCTCAGCTTAAACCTATTGCGGCGAGAATTTTTGTGAGCTCTGCCTGACTCATGTCGCAGTCGATGTTGAGGTGTACGTGCGCCTTTTCGTCCGTTACCTTGACGTTGAAGTCGTTGAGCTGAACTCCTACATTGTAGCCCAGCTTACGCTTTAACGTAAGGTTGATGACCTTAGACACCATACCCTTCATAAAACTCGTACCTATCTTCATTTCGTCGATCATACTCCTTTGCTCCTTTCGCAAATATAGTTTCTCATAATAGGCTGTGATTATTGTGCGAAAAAAAAAAACAAGAAGGGCCTGAGGGAGGAACGCACTCCTCAGGCATGGTTGGGTTTCCACCAACAACATGCGTCTCACATACTTCCTTCTTGAAATATAATGTTTCTCATAATACACCTTGTAATTTTTGCGAGAAAAAGAAAGAGCCGTTGCCGACTCCGTCTTTTGGTCATTTCAATACTTTTAATTCTGCTAAAATATCAGCAAGTCTTTCGCCATTTTTCTTACGATTGTCAATTTCAAGCCATTCTCTGTTGGAAAGCTCTCTCCTCAATCTCCAGTAATGACCGAGCGAACGGTCGTAGCAATACAGGTTTTTGAGTGATTCCTCTTTGTGCAGATTGATTCGTTTGCCTGCAAACTTCGTTACAGTCGCAATGCCTCCGACAACAATCGGTGCTACAGTTACCACAAGCTCCATATTGTCACAAACCCAGTCCACTCCATTCTGAATTTTTGAATTGAGTTTTTCCTTAAGATTCTCTTTTTTCTCTTCGTTTCCGAAAAAGTTTATAACTTCGCTCATAATTAAGCTCCTTTCAAAATTGTTTTCTCATAATAGGCATTGTAAAATATGCGAAAAAAAAAAAAAAAACAAAAGAAAGAGCCCTTGTTCAGGACTCGATCTTTTGCAATTCATGTAGCGTTTTACGAGCACGAATCTCGTATCTTTTAGCCACTTTGTACCAGTAAAGCAGATCGTCGCTGCTGTCAACTTTTTTCGATTCCGCTATCGCCCTTTCGGCAGCCTTGATATAATGTCTCAGCGACTCCTCGTTGGCTTCCTCAGTTCGTGAGCGTTCCTCTTCCTCCAGTTGATTACAGATTTTTTTGATCTCCCTATCGGTTTTAAACTTTGCTAAAATGCATACAAGATAAAAACGATTTATCATAAAATCAGCCTCCTTCATTATAGTCGATGTTAATTTTGCGAATCTAAATATCTTTTCTATCAAATACTGTTTCCCATCGTTCTTTCGGCAAGGGCTTCATTTTCAACGCCCACATTATTTGGCGTATAGCGACAGTCGGGTACAGACCGTTTTCACAAACGCCCGCGCGCTTATCGAAGTAGGCTTTGAAACTCGGATTCAAATATAACTCGTCCGTGAGCCATGCGTCGATCTCACTCCAGTATGTAGATTTATTCTCCGAAATATAGCGCTGCTGGATCACGGCAAGTCCTTTGCCGCCGATCTTAAACAAGGTGCATTTGCTGTACACCGGGTGGTCGCAAATATAAGTTTCGCCGTACATCGAATGATGAAACGGCGGTTTTTCATAATGGTAACGCATTCTTAATTCCTCCGATAAAAAAAAACGAAGAGCCGATGTTTTTTACACCTGCTCTCCGTTTCGGAACCGTAGAATATCTCTCTTATTTGGTTGGTCTGAATTTATTGAACAATCCTCTGAAAGTCGTTGAGGTAAATGTGCCGGTCTGCTCAAACCTGAATCCTTTACGGATCCATGACGCGTAGAACAGCAACGGCAATACTATCTCGGCTGCCGCAATTCCGACTCTGAAATATCGGTCTCTAATATCTTCCCTGAGCTGCGCCTTCTTCAAATCAAGCTCGTCGTCGAAGTGGTTATCCTCCGTAAATCGACAGCTCTGCTTTTCGTCAAGCTCACCCTCGTTTTTGTTTTCCTCTAATCTCAGTCGATACAGCTTTGCGAGATCGTCTATTGCCGCCGATTTTTCCTTGCTGCCCGTTTCCATATCGGATAGGCTCTCGATCTGGCTTTTGATTTCCCCGCCTAACAAATCTCTGATCTCTTCATCCATTTGGATCACCCTTTCTGTAAAATATAACAGTTCCATTAAAGGCGTTGTTATTTACGCGCGGCTCTATGCACCTTGAACGTTATGAGATCGCCATCATTAAGCTTGGCGTTTTCCTCCGACAACTCAAGGAACAAATATCTTTCACCGTCCTCCTCATCGTCAACGGCATAAAGAGAACCCGAGATCTTCGGTTTGCCGAGTATTAATACAACCGCTGTAATATACACAGCTGTTATAAGGCATACTAACAATGCGATAGCTATTTTCATTTTCAAACTCCTTTCGCTAGTATAAAATATAACACAGCTTTTCGTCACCTGCGTGCTGAAAAGAAAAAAAGAAGCCGGGTGTTTGAACCCGACTCAACAATCATTTAATTCGTTTACACCATTCCATACATTCAGGGTATTTCCCGAACTCGCATATCTTACAAAAGTCATGCTCCCTGTCTTCACGTCCTGTGATGTCTTCTTCGCGATCGTATTCTATGAAATATGTATTTCCGTTCTCGTCTTCCATAGGCTCGACGGTTGGGATCACCATATAGACCCGCCCATCGTGCCGAACTATTTTCGCCTTATTCTCTTTCATACAGACACCTCCATACGATTATTTTACCACCTATCTGACAAAAAGTAAAGGCTATGATCAAATACGACCATAGTCTCCACCTTCAAAGTTCGATTAGCCGATCAAGATCCTGTACTTAGAGTCAAGTTTGACCCATGTCTCGTCGTCGATGGTCACCGTAATGAGATAGATAACTCGGTTCTTCTCAGTTAGTCTGAGCTCGACCTGACTCTCTACCCGCTCGGCGTACAACAACTTCAAGCACAATCCTAATTGCTTGTCGTTCTTTGCAACAAACGTATGCATCGGTTTCACCTCCCTTCATATAAGGGAGTATAAAAAATGCGAGGTCTACCCTCGTTCCTTGTCCAAAAGCCAGAAAAACCGACGGTAAAGCTCATAATAAGTATCGCGGCAGCAGGGAATTTCTAATCTAAGTTTAACGGTTTCATACGAAAGTCCTTCAGTAACGGCTCGTAGAATATAATCTCCCAGTTCGCAGTCGGTCTTTGCGGCAGTTCGTTCGACTATGTTCATTCTCGCCGAATAGTAAGCACGTTCTTCCGCTATCATCGCCGTCGGGTCGCTTATACTGCTTTTCCTGACCTTTAAATATAGCTCAGGTTTTCTGCTGCAGCCGCTCAGCACCGTGTAACATTTTCTCCAATACGGATACTGAAGGCAAAAGTGCTTTAACTCGTAATAACGGTGCTTTTCGAGCCAGTACTTGTTCTTCTCGGATAACTCCGGTCTTATCACCGTGCTCATAATATCCGCCCTCCTTTGTTTTCTATTCTAAAATAGAATCGTGCGAAAGAAAAAACAAAGTCGGTGGAAAAATAAAAGGCGCTGTCATTTATAACTATTGTAGATCGTACGCCAGCGTTCCATAGTTTTTTCGGAAGGATAATCTTCGTAACCTAACGTCTCAGAGGTAATAAGACCTTCGACGACACCCATGATTACTTCCGTTTCATAATGCTTGTACGGCAAAATATAATCAGGAATACTCCGATGTATCGAGCCGCACGCGGAGCATTTAAAACGCTTTATATACGCGTATCGTACTGCTCCGTATTTCGTTTTAACGATCCTTCTGACAGAATCGTAGTAAGTCATTTTCCCCGAACACGTCGGGCAAACAAGATCGCCGCTAAAAATCACATCGAACCTCGTATAGTATGATTTGGCTTGCGCCTAAAATATAATACACGATTTCGCGGCAATGTTCAATAATTGTTTTAAAGAATAAAGATCTACCTCGTCATGTCCGGTAATGCTTTGACAGCCTTCTCAGAGCAAAAAGCTGCCAAAGCACTACGTCTGCTGCTTTTCCATGTTTATAAGTTCCAATGAATGTTGACTACTCGGTTGTCGCGGTCTCCATCTATTTCGACATGGTCGATCAGCGTCCTGACCGTTTCAAAATCGAGCTTCTGAATATCTTTGTAACGCCGTATAACGTCTATACGGCTTTTACTGTTTTTTAGCCGGTTTTCAATCGACGCGATCTCTGATGTCCAGAGATCAATTCTTTTCTCCGCTTGACGCTTTTCTTCTGCGAACCTGCTTTTCAAAGCCATAAATTCGTCTTGCGTAACGACTCCGTCCAGCTTGTCAATGTAAAGCGAACCAAGTCTTTTGTCTATCTTTGCGATCTCTCGCTCTCCCTCACGCGCCTTTGTTTGCAGATGCTTCAGCTTATTCTCCAAGCCGTTCTCAATTCGCAGCTGCTTCGCGGCTTTTTCCTCATCGACGTATGTAAGATATAATTTGCGTATCTCTTCGAGAACTATCTTCTCCAGCACATTTTCGGAGATGTACTCGCCTTCACAGCGGTCTGCGGCGACAAATTTCGTACTGCATCGAAAATACCGATTGTGACGGTTGTAGAAAATACGCATACTCCCGCCGCATTTCGCGCATCGCACCTTGCCTGAAAAAACATTCGGCTCGCTGTAACGGTTTGTCGATTTCGGTTTTTCCGCTATAAGACGCTGAGTCCGTTCCCAAACGTCGCGGCTGATTATCGGCTCGTGAACTCCTTCCACGATATCCCACTCGGACTTGCTCTTCCGGCGTTTCTTCGTCGATTTGTAGGAGACGTTTTCACTCATTCCCTGAACGACGCTGCCGATATACACCTCGTTAGTAAGCATACGCCTGATGGAATATGTATGCCAAATATCGCTGCATACCCCGTGCGAGTTCTGAAACGGCTGACCGTGCGTCTGCTTATACGTTGCGGGATTCGGTATTCCCTCTTCATTCAGCCGTCTTGCGATAGACGTAACGCCAACGCCCGATAAATATAATGAGAAAACATACCGAACGATCTCCGCCGCCTCTTCGTCTACGACAAGGCGGTTTTTATTGTTTGGGTCTTTGATGTATCCGTAAGGGGCAAAGGCGCCGACCCACAGCCCTTCCCTGCGTTTGCTCGACAGCGTCGCCCTGACGTTTGCCGAAAGATCCGAAATATACCACTCGTCAACAAGTGAGCTTATCTGACGCTGTTTCAGCGTTCCGTGGTTTTCATTGTCGGCATTATCGACGACTCCGATGAACCGCACGCCCCAAATAGGAAACAGTCCGTTTATGTATTTCTCAACGATCTCCATGTCTCTTGCAAACCTCGACTGAGTTTTGCATATAACAAGATTGATCTTCTTTTGGCGCGCATCGTCGATGAGTCTGTTAAACTCCGGACGGTCACGGTCGGAGCCGGAAAAATCCTCGTCGTTGTAAATATCATAAACGTTAATATTGTTGCTGCGGCAGTAATCGAGGAGCATTCGGCGCTGATTCACGATGCTCTCGCTGTCGTCGTCCTTGTTTGTCTTGTACCGATCCTCCTTTGACAGGCGAATATAAATGCCCGCCGTCAAATCTATGTTATTCTTCGCTTTCATGATCTGTCACCTCTGTGTCGTTCGCAACAGGATCATGACTCTGTAGATCTTTACCGTATGATACCACAGGATCAAGGGAAGTGTCAAGACCCTTCGCCGCGACAATTTTCACAAAAGCGTCGTTAATATTCTGTTCCTTATTCTGTTCGTCTTTAAATATGTTTGTGACTGTTACTTTCATAGTAAATTCTCCTCTCGCATTGGTAATTTATATGAAGGTCGATTTTTCATATACCACAAAAAAAATAAGCCCGAAGAAACATTTAGTCCTTCGGGCTTTTGTCATTAATTATTCAGTTTGTTGTATTGCGCTGTGGATAAGCCTAATATAACGCCGAGGAACGTATCCACGGCGGCGACCGTTCCCACGACCTGCTCGCCGTACGGCAGACCCCAGATCGTTGACAGCGTAAAATATAATGTTCCGACTGCCGGAAGCAGGTATTGCGCGACCCACTTGAGTGCGTCGTAACACTTATTGCTCATTTTCATTAGCCGCACCGCCTCTTCTCGTATAATTGGAATTTCTCAGCTCAAGCTGTTTAACTCGTTCCATGACTTGTTTCGCCGAACCATTGCCGCCCATTGCCTCATAGGGCTTGTACAGGTAATCGTAAAGGTTTTCGTACTCGTCCTGAGTTATCCAGCCGCGTTCAATGTACGTCATGCCGAGAAATATAATGCGGTCGTGACCGAGACCGATGAGCATCTGTGTGCGCAGGTCTTTTTTCTCGTGCAGCTTTTGAAAATAAGACCAGAATCCGCTCGACGCAAGGACGGAACAAAATATTGTAAGTGCCATTTGCAGCAATGTGTTCATTTGTTTACCCCTCCTTTAAATTATCACCAACGGAGAAAGGCAACGATTGTGCCAATTGCTGCGGCGATGATGTTTTGAACAAATCGGACATTTGTCTACCTCTTAACCGAAAACAATCAGCGGGCGGACGCAAAACGCGTAGGACGCGTCGCTGTAGCCGGCAATGCCGTAGTAGTGGCAACCCGCAAAGCTTGTAGAAGAAACAACAGAACGTAACCAGAAAAAGTTGCGGCCAAACTGTACGGGAGCGATGAAGTCAAAAACAGGGAGTTTTTTGTTATCCGTACCTACATCATAGGCGGAGCTAGACCATACTGTTGTACCGTAAACCTGCACCTCGTTCATGAGCTGCAAGTCAACCGTAGCCCACTCTGCGGCATTTGCCGCGCCTGTCAATCCTACGCCTGCCATTGACGCGTTAGAGGTGTTGGTTGATTTTGTAAGCCATGTACGGTGTGGTAAAACATGATTGTCAAGCGCTGTTTTAAGGCTTGCCGCATAACAGGGGAGCACGGTCTGGTGCATATAGCTGTTGAGGTAGCCGCCCTCTGTTGTGTTTGTAGCGTTCATTTTTGCGGTCGTCGCAAAGCCCTGATTACGGGGGATAAGGATAATGTGCGGAGTCGTAAACGCCGTATCGCCTGTATTGTAGTAGTAGTTAAATGCGGCGATCATGAGCGATACATTTTCCGTCTTTACCGTTTCATCGGGGAGCGTAGTCGTGATACGGCGTGTGATATAGTCGCCGAGGTACAAGTCTTCAAAACCGTTTCGCACGCGCCGCGAAAGTTCCTCGTTGTCGATATCCAAAAATTTACCACGATAAATCCCGTTATGATTCTGCGCGTCAGCAAAGATCACATCGTCAAGCTTCTCGGCTGCTTCTGCGCCTTTCTGCGCGCCTGCAAGTGCAAAGATTTCCCAATTCGTCATATATCGCTCACCTCGTCAGCAGTGATCTCGTCAACCGTCTCGGTGTCAAAATCAAGCGTTTCAACAGTCTGATCGTCGCCGAGGTCAGCGCTTCCGGTCAGCGCGTTTCGGTCGAGATTGAGCGGCGATACATTCATGCTCGTCGGAGCGGCGCTGATCGCAGACTGACTGCCGGTGTCCGCAGCTCCTCCGAAAACGATCCATTCACCGCTTATCTGCTTGACAAGTATATCACCCGTGTCGTCACAGCGATAAGTCGATCCTGCGGCGGCGTTTGTGATCTGCGGCAAAAGCTCAACATCGGCGGCAAGCCCGCCGTAATCGTTGACCGCCAAAAACTCTCCGGCTTTGATTTTCACAGCGTAAATGCTGCGAAAATCAGGTGCGCTGTCGGCATCAAATATCATGCCCATAATAATTACTTTGTCCATAATATTTTCCTTTCTGTGAAAAAAAATAAATACCCCTCTATAAGTACCCCTAAACGGGCATTTTTTTGTATGCAAACATACAAATAGACTCTATTGTTTACAGAAATTTTACATTTATCTCAACAACCTGTTTACCTCCGCCTGCACCGCCGCATAGTCGTACCCGGCGGCAGTCAGGCGTGTTTTACGTTCCGTACCGTTGCCCCATTTGCCGGCGATCACCTCGCGCGCAAGCTCGGTGACGCTCTTTTTCTTCGTCGCCGGAGAATACACGAGCTTTCCGTTCATATCATACACGCTGTAGCCCGTATGAGAATCTGCCTGCTTTTTCGCGTTGTCAAGCACAGCATACGCGCCGATCTGTGTTGTCGCGTCGTTTGCCGACTTACGCACGCGGTAGATAGGCGTGTTGACTTTCGTTTTTTCTGTAGTGGTCGTATTTGCCGTCACAGTCGCCGATTTGCCCGAAACTGCCGCCTTGAACTTCGTCCATGTAGAATCTCCATATCTCGGTATCCAACCGACCGCGCCCGGGCAATCCTTCCTGCACACGTCGTAATGCCTGATGACATTCCCTGCTGGGATACTGTATTTCTGCATGAGATACTTTGTCAACTGCACGGCATTGTTATACGTCG